TTCCTAAAAGAACTACTTTTAACATACTTCTAGAATTAGAATCCATTGATTTAATACCAATAGCTTCAAGGTTTAAAGAATGAAGGTTAACAAAGAACTTCATATTAAATTCTCTACCAATTGTGAGTATATTATAGAGAATAGAACCAAAGTCTATTTCTTCAACTGGTGCATTATCTTCATCAACTTTTTTTCTAGGTTGTCTAAACTGATGTTTAATTAATGCACTACTAATAGATATCCAGTCATCAAGAATAACTACGTAAGGTGATAAACATCCCCGCTTATCTTCAGGTAATTTCTTTCTTCTTTTATATTCATCTTTTACCTGCTTAAAAAAAGATAGGGCTACGTCAATCTCATCCTCATCAAACTGAGTAACATTCCCAGATTCTCGCAATCCACAAAAACTATCATTCTTAACCGCCAATACTTTAATTACAGCCTTATCAGAACTCTGTTGGACTTGCCGGATATACTCACGGGTAATTGTAGATTTACCAGTTCCAGGGTCGCCACATAAAGCCGTACTCCCGTCTTCTCTGGCTATCCTGCTCAGAAGTTCCGAGATGTCATCAGAGAATTTAAAGCTATAAGTAGGAATACTTGGAATATCAACTTCCGTTGTAGGTTGAACCGCCGCTTCCGTTTTCACGCTTTTTGTTTTGCTAGAAGGTTGGGGAGGAGTAAAAACTTCCTCCTTTGACTTTCTAATTCTGTTTTTCTCCCAAAGAAATAATCCCCCCACCAAAGAAATAAACCCAGCAAAAACTAAACCATCTGTGTGGCGGGGTTGAGGTTGTTGGGTTAAGAGGTAGAGGGATAGGAATTGGGATAGCATTTAATCAACCTCACTACTGTTGGGGCAATTGCCCCATTAACTGTGTGCGGGGTTATATCCCCAACCTTTGATAAACTTTGTTAACCCCACAACTCACATTCTTTAAAGCTTGCTGTATTGGCTTAGGGAATAATAAAGCCATAGGAGATGGAATTATTAGCCAACCTACTATAAGTCCTACCGCTAATGATTTGGGGTTTAAACTTATTAAGAACTTGTAAAAGCCAACCGTTCCTACTATAAATAAATTAGGTTTTACACTTTCTTTTGCATTATTTTCTAACATATTCTTGAGTGGTTGAAGTTGTGTAAGCGGCTAGGCATAGAGTGTAGTAAATCCCAAAAAGGGAACTAGCTGCAATGATAATTGATGCAACTAATTTAATTAATCTCATCTTCTTTTTTTCTTATTCCCAAACATAATTTCAAGGTTAGGCATAGAGATATTTTTGCCTTTAATTTTGCGGTCTAATTTCTTATTACTTGTTCTATCAAGAGCTAGGAGGAAACCTAGTACACACATTCCTAATGCCAGATAAACTATAAATGCCATTTGTTTACTTCCTTGGTTCTAATATTGTTGCAAAGAGAAAAAGTATTTCATCAATGAATGCTATGAACAATCCACTAAAAATGCTAGTGATATAAGTGGAAATGTCTATTAATTCTTTTTGCCCAAAGTTGGGAATTGCAAATACACCTTTAGTCATTCCCAATGAATTACCAGTAGCCATCCAACTAAAGTGGATAAGGTAGACAGCTAAACCAGCAACTACAATAAGAAACAACTTGGGTAGCATACCACTTTCAAAAGGGGTTACTACCCATTGCTTCCTTTTGTCTGAATCTACTAGTAGTTCAAACAAAACCTTTTGAGCAAATGCACAACTTACTCCAAAGGCTACAGCCACAAACAATCTAAGGAAGAAATTAGGTGGTTTGAAAGCATCAAAGGCACGGCTTATTGTAAAGGATGAATCAAGTATCATCCAGCCTGTTGCCACCCAAGTAATTATTACAGGGAACAGATTATTGATGAAATCAGGTCTGTGACTACTCCTGCTTGTCATAAGCACCTACCTTTTGAACTGGATTATCAGAAACTCTAGATGCTGTTGGTTGTCTAATAGCTGAATAGGAGAGGCTAATAACTAAGATAACTATGCTAATTGCTAATGCGTTAGTCATATTATCTTTGTTAAGAAGACTCCAAAAGTTAGGGTTGTCTATGTTGATGTCAGTTATTAATTCTTGTTCTTTGTAGACCTGTGTGCGTTTTTTCACTTACCTCAACTCTCCTTTACTCCATTTACCTGCGTAAATTAAACCAGCAAATAAAACTATCCCTAGAGGGAATAGAACTGCACCACCAGTAGCCACTGATATAGATGCAGTACAATAACTAAGAGTGGCAATGCTACCGCCAATACTACTTAATCCCAGTACACCTGCCAAAACATCATTAAACATCTTCTTTTTTCTTTCCTGTATTTCAACATCTGTTAACAAAATTGCAACCCTTCGCAATTCCTGGGGCGTTAGACCCTCTAGGGTTGATGCCCTAATGCCGCTTGCAATATTTGATTCTTCAAGTCTTGTGAGTTCTGACGGGTGGTTAGGAGACCTTGGGACTGAACCGCTAATCTCCCTTGCAACTCCCCCAAGGTCTTAGAACGACTCATAGCAGATTGAGATATCTTGGCATCAAAGGATTTACGTCTTTCCTGTAAGGCATTGATATCTTCAGATGCTAATTGAGAAATAATTTCTGAGTAAACGACTTTGGCTTGTTGGTAGTCGTCAACAGCTTGGTGGGCTGATTCAACTAATAGTTGGTAAGTCCTTTCATCAGCTAAAGACTCTAGGATGGCATAGTCTAAAGACTCAAGAACTAGCTTAGACTCACCCACAGCTTCAATAGCGTTTTGAGCTTCTTGCTTGGGTAATCCAACTACTTGCTGATATTCTTGAGAGTAAACGTTTAATTGCTCAACAAATTCTTGAGGAAGAACCGTATCGGCTTTCCATGTTGTTTCAGGAACAGCCTTGGTCATTCTGTCAATTAACTCCCTGACTGGAGTATTTAAAATCTTTGCTGCATCACTTAACTTCACTTCTTATATTCCTCCGCGATTTTAATTCTTGCCTTAACTAAACTCTTGGTTTCTCTGACGTATTCCCGTATCTTTTGTAGGGTGGGAATGTGAATTGGTTTAATAGGGGCATTTGATAACCCACCTTCTAAACCATTAAACACATCAAACCCTGGAATAAATAATCGGGCTATGTTTAAATACTCCTGAACTTGTCTAGCAGACACCGGAGGTACTAACTCCATTCCTGCTTCTGTCCTGGTGTAAATAGTTGGGGACTCTATTGAATCCCCGTTTATGGCTTTCATTGGTTAACAGTTCTCAGCAGTTCTTGGAACTCATAATGAAAAGATATCTTATGAGTGTGATACTTGTCAAGAGAATAATCACACTCATTTTTTTAGATATATCTATCTAATTGATTAAGACGTTGGCTGGTAACCCCAATGAGTAATTCAGCTACCTCCGTGGAATAGATGCCAGAAGGGTAGTCTTCTGACTGAGAGAGGAACTTTACGCCAAGGACTTCAACCTCTACATAGCTCCAGTCGTAGAATTGAGGGACTAATTTATTGAACCAAGGATGAGAATTCTCCACTCTGAAACAAACAGGGTTAATGTATGCTGCCATCATTCTGTGGCTAAGTTCACAACCTGCGTCCTTTATTATTCCAGGGATTTCCTGGATGTTAAAACAGACTGCCTTTACTGTAGCTGTGCCAGCAATACCATCGTCATCCTCTCCATCTAAACCTAGGTCGGAAACAGAGACTAAATTGAATCCGGTGTTGGATACGTTAACAGGAAAAGTTACGTCAGGTAAAGAACCTGTGTAAATGGACATAATTCAAACTCCTTTCAATCTTTTTTTTATCACCACAAATAAGGCGTTAGCCTTGTATTTTTATTCTACAATGGTTAATTCCACAAAGATGTTATAGCGGTAGAACACTATGAGTAAAAATGTAAAGTTTAAGTCTGTTAATCTACATCCTAGAGTTATAGAAAGAATAGACAGACTACCAGGACATTCTTATACCCAAAGAATAGAGTGGGCGTTGAATGCCTTGGAAGTTAAAACTAATACAACAGAAACTAAAATGAGCTATGACGAGTTAATAGATTACGTCATAGCTCAAAGTAAGATTCAGTGCAAAGAAAAGGTATTAGGATTGATTGTTGGGCTGCTTAGGTGCTTTCTTTAGCGGTCTAATCTATTTCATCAAAACATTGAACTTCGCCTGTTGGCACAAAGACAGTTAACCCATCCTTGTCTTTAAGCCACAATCCTGAATTACTGCCAAATACATAGTCAAAAACATCTCCTATTTCATATCCTGGGGAAACTTTTTGATTTAGATGGCTTCTTGATACTCTGTAACTTGCATCTTCAGCACCGCTAGGAGTGCTTCTCTTTAGATTACAAACTGCTTTAAATCTCATAACTACTCCATTCTGGCTATAAACAATTTGCCAGCCCTAATAGGGAGTATTGTTTGAGGTAATACCTCGGTCGTTTGTTTTGGGCATCTATTAGCTTTAACTAAATTACCCCACCTAATAGGCATTGCGACATGAGGGTTATTCTAACACATCTTCAGAAATTTCCTTTAAAACGGATAAGTTGAAGTTTAATTGTTGACCATCGGCAGAAGCCATAAAATCTTCTATCTGATTAATTAAATCTTTGACATACTTAAAAATGCTTTCACTGTCACTTAGTGGAGCAATACCCATAGAGAATTTATCTCTAATTTGCTTTTCTAGTTCTGTCATAACTTTATATTTTGCCCCAATTACTTTTATCCGCTACGTCCCAAAATTGACCTCCCTTAATCCCATCGTCAGTGAAAATCAAGGTAATTTTTTTGGTTTTTACACTGAAAACTACAAAGTATTTTTTATTCCTAATCTTCATTATGTACCTCCAGTTCACGTCTATCCCCCAATTATTGCTAATTGGGGGTGTTTTATAATCTTTTTCAGAATTAGTCTATAACGGGGGGCATTTTCGCCTTTATTAGAGGTTAGGGAGTGAAAGTTTGCAGCAGTAGATTTAATCTACTATTAAAATCTCAGCCTCTACCATCAATCTTTCAGCCCATAAGATAAAAGGCAACATTCCGTCATGGTATGCTTGGGGCGTACCAACAATTGAATACCAGTTGTCGTAGTCAAGTCTTTCTTTTACGGCTACGCCTTTTAAGATTTTTATGACTGGACGAGGAAAAGTATCTCCATTTTGGATTATGGCTTCTTTTCTTATATGGAAATCTCCACCTGGGCAAGTGGATTGCTCCCAAAGATTACAAGACAAAACCCACTGATGGAGTTCAGGGTATTGAGATAGCTCAAACTCGTATTCATGAGAATAATACCTTCCTTTGTAATGTTTTGCGACGTTACCTTTGGGGTCAAAAGATACTCCATTAATGGAGATGTGAGTGCATTCTTCTTTAGGTGCGTGTACTTTTTCAATCACCTTTTTGCAACCACCTTTACCCATGTGAATGGTGTCAGTCATGAAATTACTATCTGACTGCTTAACCGAAATGGTGTCAGCAACGTAGCGGCTAACTTCAGCGTATTTGAAAATGGAAATTTCTGGGTAAATCATTTTAACTACTCCTAACTAATTTTACTTTCACAAACATTCAGGCGTTAGCCTTGTTCTTCCCTAACGAGGAAGAACAAATTAGTTAATCAAAAATGTCCTGATTAACTAAAATGGGTTCAGCTAAATGGTCAAACTGTTTTAGACAATCATCCCATGACATTACTTTTTCTGAAGACTGCTCCAACCCATAACCCTGAGTACCAAATCCAGATGAGCAATAAATAAACTCTTTTGTGAAAGGGTGAAATCTTACACCATGCCAGTAACAGTAGCCAGAAGAAGATTTCTCCTTAACCTGACACAAAATTGCTAATGGTGTACAGATTAAATCCTCTTCATCCCTATACTGCCATTCGTACATATAGCATCTGGGAATAAAGTAAGAAATATCCCTTTGCTCTATTCTTTCAACTTTCCAGTCTTTTGGTAGACTTAAGGTTTCTTTAAGTTGAATTGTATCTTGTCGTTTGATTTCTTCAACGTTTGGCATTTTAACTACTCCTAATTAGTTTTACTCTGACCAATGCTAATGCGTTAGCCTTGTTCTTTTTTCTTTGGGTAAATAAACTTTACTGGTTTACCATACTCTTTCACCTGAATAGGCTTAGGGAGATGATTACCATATTGTAGGACAAACCAGCAATAAAACTCATTGAGGACACATTCTTTGTTTAACTTTTTGAATTGCCTTCTAGTCCAAGATTTATATTCCCTAAAAAAGAGAACCTCTTGACCTTTATAACATTCTACTACAGCCCTAACTTTACTTCCAGTAGTATTGAGTGAAAGCTCAAAGTGAGAATTAGGAAATCTGTTGTCAATTTGGCAATACTCAACATAAGTTTTACCAAAATGTTTTACAAAGAAATTTAGGGTGATGCCTTTCACCCCAATCTTAAAACTACCATCATAGTGGTAGGGGTCTATTTCAGTTATTTGCATACAAATAATAGAATTGCTTTACAAAAGAGAGTGTGTCTTTGAAGCAAAATAGTCTCGTATTCCATTAACTCTATATCTTCTGTGAGATGATAAAGGTAGGCTGATATGCTCATCTTCTAATCCCCCAATTTTCCATTTTTAAATGTCAAAAACATCAAGTTCGCCTTTTAGATGTTTGTCAACACCTTCTTTAAGTGCATATATTAAAGACGGCTCAATAAGTATCCCCCTGCTCTCGTATCCAGCCATATTAGACATTATGTAATCAAAAAGAATGTGTTTCTTTGTTTGTGTTAAAGCCATTATTTTAATCCCATCCTTTTAAAACAAGAACATCTTTCATCACTACTAAATTGGCGTTAGCCAAGTTCTTTAACTCAACTAACACCTTAATTGCTAGGCTGCGTGAGACTCTTCTTCTACTTCCTTGATTCCTTCTTCAATAATTTCTTCAATCATTTTAAAGAACTCATCAGAGGCTTGAATTAGAATCTCAGGCATATAACCTGTTTTGACAATCCTTTTAAGAGGCAATCCCCAATCAATTAGACAAATAGATTGAGGCATAGATTCAGGGTGACAGAAATTAACTGTACCACCTAGACTTCTAATTCTATCAATCATTGTTTGAATTTCTGCGTAAGTCATTATCAAGTCCACTCCTTCTTTGAATTGCTATTTTGATTGACTCAAAAAGCTGACGTTCACTAGTTTCTTTGATGCCAAATACTTTATCTTTATAGTGAACAACAGCCATATACTTACCATCAAAACATCCACCAACTATGTCAGCAACTTCGGGTTTTATAGGTTCAAACTTTTCTTCCATTAGTTCCTGAAATAGGTTTAAAGCCAACTTTAATGCCTCTAGAAACTTTAGCAATTTTGCCAACATCTTCACCTCTTTTGTGAGCGGCTAACAATTCTTTTTTCAAGGGAATATATTCAACCCTAGCTTCTCTAAACTGTTCAGGAAACTCGGGAGAAGACGGGTCAATCAGTAACTCCTCAACCTTGGGAGGGTTAAGTGAAAAGGTAATTCTTTTAGAAGTTCCTATGGTTTCTTCTGTGAGAATATTTTTTTGATAAAGTTTAATCAAGACATCAGTGCGGGATTGAATTTGTTTCTTGATAGAATCAACTCTTAACTGATACTTCTCTTTGGCTGCTTTGAGTTCAGCCTCTGCCCCAACTAAAGCTATCTCCAAATCATCCATTTCATTTACTACAAAATCTACCAATTCAGGAATAGATTCTTGTAGTACGGAAATACGTTCTATTACTTCACCCTCTCCGGCTTCGATGTACTCATCAAAGTCTTCCCAGATAGCTTGGAGTTCATGGGAATAGTATGATAGTTTATTAATTGTGTTAGTCATTGTCTGTTCCTCTTCCTCTAATTTCTATCACCAACACTAAGGCGTTAGCCATTTATTCAACTAGTTAAATAATTAAGGGAGACCTTGTAGCCTCCCTTGTGGTTTATTTAGTAGTCAAGTTCACCTGGTGGTAATGCTGACTTTATAGGTTGTGGCTCATCAAGTAGGTTAAGATTGCCATTAATAGGATGAAACTCTTCAAGTTGTTTAAGAATCCTGTCTGCAAAAGCAGCAAATGATTTCCGAGTACCTTGAATCCGTCCATACTTAGGCATATTGAACGACCGTTCTAATTCAGCTTTTGATTTACTGCTAGGCTCTGCAAATGACTCTACAACACACACAAAAGACTGGTTCTCCTCACCAACTAATTCACCCGTGAACTTGGGATTAAATATTAAACAAGCTTTAGCCTGTTCATTTAAAGTCAAGTATTCTCCATCTGAAGAATAGTTTTTTGTGTAAGCAGACTCAGCGAGTTTGCCAAAAGCATCCCAAGCCTTTCCGAATGTTGCAGCCGCCGCGCCTTTAACGGAAAGAACTAAAGGCAAACTGTGAATAAACTCGCCTTTGGAATCTAACAATTGAATCAGGTAAAAGGTTCTTAAAGAAGTCCCACCTTTAGTCTCAGGGTTGTGGTGAATGTATTGACCTATTTCGTTTTCATACGATTGGAGTATAGCCCCAATTTTACCTAAACCCAATTCCGCTCCTTTCTTAGTAACCTCCACTAAACGTGGGCTGACGCCCAGGATATGGAGCTTGGGTGAAGAAAAGAAAAACCCAGATTCTTTAGTTTTCTCTTTATCCCTATATTGATGAGTGTATTTATCATACTCACCAACAATACCATCATTCCATCCCGCCAACTTAGCATCTTTTTCTTTTACAAATAGCCCGGGACGGCTTTCCGAGTTCAACAACTGACAAACTGGAAGCTTGCCAATATTTCCACGGAACTCATCTTGAGTAAACATATCTAAAGTTGCAGTCATTCTTTTGTTCCTTGTGATTCTAAATAAGACTTTGTGATTCTTGTTGAGAAGTTATTCCTCAAGGTTAAGGAAGCTAACGCTTCATAAGTGTTGAGGAAAGTACAGATAAATCAAAAGGGAATTTTATGCTTTGCAGAGCTAAAGCTAAAACTCCCTCACAACTACTAAGGCGTTAGCCGCGCACTATTTCAAGCGATTTTGAAGAAACCCTTCTAAGCCATCACGGGCTTCATCACCAGCAAAAAAATCTACTACTGGAAGGAAATAGGCAGGGGAAAGAGATAGAGGTTCGCGGATTTGAGTCAAGATGCCGCAAGCTTCTTTTACAGTTTCATCTTCAACTTCTGAATATCTCTTGACAAGAGTCTCTAGCTCTCGTGCCAATGATTTGTGAGTTAATGTTTTTTCTGATTTAGCCATGGTTTTAATTCCTGTTTACTTTGCTGTTTTAAGTTTATACGAATGAGAACTTATTGTCTACTCTTTCACCAAAAATTCTGGGTTAAAAAAGTAAGTTAACTGCCAATTCCAACCAGCCATGTAATGAGCAGAATGAATCCTTTGTGGTTTATCTATTTGCCCATTCATAAAAGACTTGGCATCATCAACTCCATTGCAGTAGTCCAACTCGTCCTCAGTTACCGCATTGGGAAAATCTGGAAGGCATGAGTAATCCTTGACTGAGAACTCCATTGCTTGAGCATCAGCCATCGTCGCTAATTGATATGACATGGTAGTAAAATCCTTTAGATAATTTAGTGAAACAAACTCAACTGATTCCCTAAAGTTTCCATCACCATTTCTCTGGCGTTAGCCAGTCTGTAATAAGATTTTTGCCCAGACTGAGAGAGTTTAGGTAAAGAACTACAACTACCTTCTTTCAGAATAAGAATATTACATCCCTTTTTCCGTAACTTGTGAACTGCATCACCGTATCTGGCATCAGCAATTTTGGAAAGCTCATCTGAGTAATGCCATTGACCATCCTGAAGAAGGTCTAGTAAAAGGTCTTGTTTAGTTTGCAACATTGTCCAAACCTATCCGTTTATTTTGCTTCACAATCACTAAGGCGTTAGCCTTGCATTCATGCTATATCACTTCTAGCCTGACTGCAACAATATTGCATTGGTGTAACATTCTAGTTAAATGCACTGTTTAAAAATAGAATCATCTATCAAAAGTAGTAAATATAACTGAGCCAAATCACTTCCCATGTGTCTAAAGTGATGCTATAGTAAAGTAGAAAAAAAAACCCACCGCAGTTAACGGCAGGTTTATTAGCAAAATAAACGGAATTTAAGCAAAAGCGGTCAATCTCAAGTTGGTTCGTACCCAACTCATACCAAGGTTGATAGCTTTTGCCTTGGTTCAGTTATACCCCTAACTATATTCTCTATGGTCGCATTTTGCAATACTGATAATCAAGAAAATAATAAAAGACTCCACTTCTACCTTTTTGCTTATGAGTCAATACTTAGGGCAAATTTACTTCCATCAGTAAAGATAGTAGGTCAAACATTAATCTATCAAGGTGCATTAAAAGATTGCGGTTGTTGCATAACCAATGAAATCATAGCAGGACTTGCTGGGCTTGATATAGCTACAGTGCAAAGGCAACTAGGCTTACTTGTCAAGCTAAAAATATTTCATCGTCATAGAGAGGGACGGAATAACCCTTACACTTACCACTTCAACAGGAATAGTGAAGAATGGGAGGTAGAGAGATATGTGTAGGCTCTTTATTTATGATATTCTTTATTTAAGTTTCCAAAATAAAGACCCCGCAATGCTGGAAACATTCGGGGATTGGCGACTCACTCATTTGCTTAAACCTCTTGGAGTCACACCATGAATATAGCACAAGATTTTAATTCGACAACATTTAATTTAATTTCTAGTCTACTTTCTTCTCCCATCAGCTTTCATCAAATCTTTGCAAGAGTAGGTGGTGGAGCAACAGAGGGATTGTTCCTAAGCCAACTCTACCACTGGACACAAGCTATAAAGGAAGAGAATAAGTGGCTTGAAAAAACCTACCAGCAATGGCATGAACTTACCTATCTCACTCGCAGAGAGTTAGATGCAGCCCGCAAAAAACTAAAAGCATTAGGTATTCTTGAGGAAAAGAAAGTAGGGTCTAAACAAAACATTCTTTATAAGTTAGATATCTCTGGTTTGTTCAAGCTGATTATAGAAACTTGTAATCCCAGTACAGACATACTAGACCAGCCTACAACGGTAGAATCAGGGTTTGAGGGTATGCAAGTAGAAGAGATAAAAGAGTTAGAACTCTTACCAGTATTGGATTTCCCTGTGCGCGAGATGGCTAGTCCACTACAGGAGTTTCCAGTAGTAGATTCAATACCAACACTTCCACCCTCAGTACCTCTAGAATACCAACCACTTCCACTACAAAACACTTATTCTTCTACCCAGAAGTTTGAGGACAAATGGAAGCCTAAACCCTTGCAGCCTTGGAGGACTAGTCTTGGCAAACACCAATATAAACCTGACGTAGTTAAATACCTTAAAGAAGTTTATCTACCCAGGACACCGCATTACGAAGGCAAAGAAATTACTTCTGGTCAAGTTATGATATGGCTTGCTAAACGAGAATATGATGAGCAGGGTTTAGCTTTAATTGAAGCCATGATGTTGGATTTCCAGGAGTACACCACATCACCTGCGGCTAACGCCGCTAGAGTGTTGAAGGAAATAGATAATCTTCCTTCATGGGTTAAAACCTCTTGGGCTTGGGTAAAAACTCAATACAAAGAATATTTGGAATGTAAATGTGACTTATCTAAGTTCCATTACACCAAATCTCAAGCTGAGATAGATGTCTGGGAATTGTGGATTAGTAAAACATTCCCTGACAATTTCCCCAATATGCTTGCAGACAAAAACAAAGTATTGAGTAATTTAAGGAATGTGGCGTAAGTGAGGTTTCTAAACAAACATTTCGTTTGCTAAATTTTACCAACTAACAGGAGAAAAGAAAATGGCTGTAACCTACATAGTTCACTACAAAGACAGTGAAGGCTATCAAGGCACTACCACTGTTAAGTCAAAAGCACCTATGAATCAAAATGAACTTGTAAGTATTTTGGAAGAACAACAAAGAGCCAACAATATCAATGCAAAGATAATCTTTTTAGATGCTAAAAGGATTGCTGGAATAGCACCACCCACTCCTCAAGAGTAATTATACTATTTATAGTAGCCTATGAATTAAACATCATAGGCTATTGCCTTATTGGCATTGAAGATTTAATAGCAAAATAAACAGGTTAACAGTTATGTCAAAACTAAACTTTAGTGGTAATCCGTCTTTACCCCCACAAAACATGGAAGCAGAAGCAGCGATTCTAGGTGGTATTTTATTAGACCCAGATGCAATTTCTAGGGTAATAGATAAACTACGTCCTGAAATGTTTTACCTTAGTGACCACGGCATTATTTACGATGCTGCTGTAGTTTTACACTCTCAAGGTAAACCAACGGATTTATTATCAATAACAAGTTGGTTGACTGACCACGATAAATTAATGAGGATTGGTGGTAGGAATAAACTGGCAACATTGACAGACAGCGTAGTTTGTGCTGTTAATATTGATGCCTTGGCAGAATTAGTAATAGAAAAATATGACCGTAGGCAACTTATCAAAACTGGAAATGAGTTAATTCAATTAGGACATCAAACCGATTTATCTATTGATGAGGTAAAAAATATAGCAGAACAGAAGATTTATGCTGTTACTCAATCAGGTAGAAAAGCCATTTTTACCAACGCTAACACCATTGCTGCGGTGAATTTTAACCACACAATTAATGTTGCCAATGGTTTAATTCCTCCTGGTATTCCCTGTGGTTTCTATGATTTAGATGCCATGACTGCGGGATTCCAGAGAAGTGATTTAATCATAGTTGCTGGTAGACCAAGTATGGGAAAAACAGCAATTGCGGTAAATATTTCCAAGTATATTGCCACCCAACACAATTTACCTGTTGCTATCTTTTCTCTGGAAATGAGTAAAGAACAATTAGTAAATAGAATGCAAGGTGCTGATGCAAAAGTTCCATCTATTGCATTGAAGACGGGGAAATTAACTAAAGAACAATGGGATAGTTTACAACTTGCTACCAGGAATATAAGTCCCAACATTCACATCTGTGATACTGGTAATGTTAGTGTTGGAGTTATTAACAGCCAATGCCGTAGTTTAGCCAGTGAACAAGGGCAACTTGGTTTGGTAATGATAGATTACCTACAACTAATGTCTGACCCTAGATTTGATGGGAAAGACAACAGGGTAAGTGAATTGTCATACATCACTAGAATGTTAAAACAAATGGCTAGAGAACTCCATTGTCCTGTTATAGCTCTATCTCAATTAAGTCGTGCCGTAGAAGCAAGAACAAATAAACGTCCTATGCTAAGTGACTTACGTGAAAGCGGAAGTATTGAGCAAGAAGCAGATATAGCAATGTTTTTGTACAGGGATGAGTATTACAATTCCGAAACCATGGATAAGGGTTTAGCAGAGATTATAATTGCTAAACACAGAAATGGACCAACAGGAACTGTAAAGTTGTTGTTCGATGCTGAATATACTCAGTTTAAAAATATGGTTCAGCAGACCTGGTAATCTAGGTCAGTTTCTAGGACAAGCTTGCTCAGTTCTTCAGTGATTGGGATTTTCACCCCATAAACAGCCGAACTCTAGGGAGAGTTTTTCGAGTTCGGCTTTGTAATCCGGGGAGACAGAGGGCATAACGCTCTCTGACTTTCTAGACATTATGCCAATAAATGACTTATGGTGTTGCTGTAGCCTACTGTTTTTTCTTGTGCAATTCTGGCTGCATCAGCAGAAAATCTTGTTGCCTCTTCTTTATTGGGGGTTTTTGTCCATTCAATTTCCTGTCTTTTCCCACCAACTAAATCAGTCTCTACCTTAGTCCCTAGTATTTGAATATATTTTTTATCCTTGTTATCAAATAGGACTGTAGTTGCATTTTTCATGGCATCATCCTCGATGATTTCTATTGCTGGCAGTTCTTTCTGCAAAGAGCCATTGAATTTATAGTCAAATGAGTTAGACATGATAATACTCCTTGATACTTTGCTTGGGTTGTTGATATGTCATGTTTATGCAGAACTTATTCGATTTCTTCTATGATTTGTCTAGCAGCTTCCTTAGAAGTGCAAACGCAATCACTTAGAGAGATACTACTATTACCGTTAGCCTCTTTCATTGCTTTAGCAAATTCAGAGAACTCATAAGGTATGAAATCCCACTGGTGTAAAGGCAGAGTATTAAAATCTTCATCTTTCTTAAAAGCATGAACTAATTTCTCCCTGGAAAACACCCTTAACACTGCTTGTTTAATCTCATCAGTCACAAATTGACCATAATACTCGCGGTGAGTACATTCATTTGCCATGTATTGTTTTCTTGTAAACACTTTCTCAACTACTCCTAATTTATTTAGTACCGATTTAAACCATTTTCTCGACATCAAGAAAATGGTTATCTCCAAGACTAGTAAGGCGTTAGCCGTTGTTTCCTAAGACTACTCAAAAGATACAGCAAACAATGTACCGTCTTCACTGTTTTCAATAATTACTGCATTAGGAGGTAAGTTGTAAACTTCTCCAGGAACAACATTTTGAGCCAACTCATAATCTGAAAAATCCCAATCCTGTATGTCTTGGTAGTCCTCAAACACCTTCTGTTCTGTGTCAGCAACATATTGGGACTGAAGATTGTTTATGTATTCGATACCTCCTCGGATGGGCGTCCAATGCGTAACCTTATTTGCCTTGTTGGTGATTTCCTTTAATGTTTTTAATTTTGTAAAATCCATAACTACTCCTACTCCTAAAGGAAAACTAGTTTGATGGGTAAACGTCTGCTTCATGCAGTGTGAGTGAGTTAAATTAAATAACTCACTCCTAGCCCTAATTATTTAAACCAAAATACTATCCTTACGTCCTCAATTTCTTGAGGGTAATCTTCCCGGTATTGGTAAAACCTTTCGACTGAATTGTCGAAAAGGTATCCCAACTCATTACCTCGCATAATATTGAATGGGTCTAATTGTGGAAATTTGCTAGAGACTATCTTCAACTCATCGGGAGTAAGCCAAGAAGGGTTGAATAAGTTGGTTGTGTCTTTATTGTAGGCAATACGGGTGACTACAGAGATGTCTTCAGGCAAACCTTTAGCTTTAAACCGATTGTAGTGGTATAAATTTTCCGCACCTAGAAAATCCATTAACTCGTAATTCCTGAGAATTGACGGACAAGAGTAGTGATGCCATTGTTTGTCAATCTTAACCTCAATGTGAGCTTTGATATCAAATCCCATTTCGTTCACCTTTAAAACTACATCACTACCAGTTGGGCGTTAGCCCATTAGCACTCACTTCAAACAAACTATTCCCTATTTGAAAGAACAAGGGAATACCCTTAACATCTACATTATCACCTAAACAAAACAATAAAGTTTGCAGAGTTTTAATCTCATACTTTCTATCAGCCACTGCAAACTCACAATAGTATCGTGAGATGTCTTTTGTACACAACTTAAAGGAAGCTGTGTACTCAGGATGAAAGAATAAGTATTCAGGAGCTTGATGTGTGGCTATAAACTTGTCTAAGTCAATGAGGTCATTGACCGTTTGTTGATACAAATTACCTTTGATTGTGCAGTCAATTACCAGTTTAGTTTTCATGGTTGATACAATATTTACCCTCAGTCATAATTACCTTTAGTTACTCCACTACTATTAAGGCGTTAGCCTTCTTGGCTATTTAAACCCACAAACATTTTTTAGCCTACGGGATTTAAACTTAACAGGGTCAGGATTGAGGTTGCCTCTACGGGTTTTCTTCATAGATTCGATAGCTTTATCATGAGAGTATCTGAGAATTGCTAACTCCCAACGAATGTGTTTTAGAATCTCATTTAACTCACTGAGATGTTTTTCATAACTTTGTTTTTCAAAGTCGTAAAAGATTTCCTTTTTTCTGAGTAACGCCATCATCTCTAATACTAACTTTTCCCTCTCTTTGGCAGGCATTTTAGTTCCTTTTTTGCCAGTAACCGTAAAAGAAATAGTAGGAATACTTTGTATCCCATAATCTTCAGTTCCATTCCTTCTAGTATACTTAATAACTCTACCAACAAACCCTACTTTCTCATTTAGTCTGGGAATTTTTTTAGGGTGAGTTTTCTTCAAGTCATCATAAACTTCCATTTCACGTTCAGTAAAGAAAGTATTAATGTGGTGTATTTCTCTAATTTCAGGATTAAGAGAATATTCCTTAACTCTGACGTTGGTAATACAGTAGCTATTTGGTTCTATCTTATTAACAATTCCCAGGACTAATACTTTATGCCCTAACCAATCTTTTAAGTTTCTCATAACTATTGATTCTGTTTATTTTGCTAGTAAACATTGTACATCAAAATCAAAGGGGCGATTGCCCCAATGATTATGAAAGGTGTTAACAAATTAACTTATATTCTTTGCTAACTATCTAATTCCTCTTCTTTGGACTTCTGGCAATCTTTTGGACAATCATCAGTCTTCTTGGATTGAGGTTTTTTAACTCCACCACTACAAGCTAAAATCAAAGTGCGTTTACTTCTAGTGAGAGCCACATATTGAAGATTCTTTTCTTGCTGTAAACTTTCTTTGTTTTGCCCCTTAAATGTATGAGGGCATAATTCAGGATGCAAGAATACAACACGCTCTGCTTCTAATCCTTTGGCAGTGTGTATGGTAGAAAGGGTAACACTATCTTGCCTTTCAAGAAATAGATTGCTAAGTGATTTTTTCAATGACTTGATGTTAACCAGATTATCAAATCCCTCAAAGCAAGCTAACAAAGCATCACACCTATCACGCAGATTTGCAATTATTTTAAATGCGCCTTGCTCAATTAGCCTGGACTGTCTGCTCTGAAATAAGATTTCTACAAACTCTGGGAATCTTTCAAATCTAAATCCAGACACCTTAGAAATGTCGTCTATAAGACTTGATAGAGACTGTTCAAGGTTAGAGTCACCAGCTATGATTTTTGCAGGAATACGGGCAATTATGAGTTTAATGCAAAGACTAATTAACGGTGCGGTTTTTCTACAAACAATTAACTCACCACCTGTTAAATGTGGGAGTAATTCTTCATAGTCGTAATGCCCTGCCATGTTAACTTTTAAATCAATATCAATTATTACACCCTCAATGGCAGTAGGTGAAGCTTCTATTGATGGTACTAATTTCTGTGCTAATTTCAAGTGAGACTTAGGGCATCTATAACAGATTGACAATGGCAAAGATATTGCATTGGTGCGATACTTTAACCTGTCCAAAGCATCTGTATTTGCACCAGCAAAGCCCATAATAGACTGCCATCTGTCCCCTACTCCAAGAATACGAGTATTTTCATCAGTAAACTTCAGGAAAAGTTCTAGTGCTGCACTAGAAACGTCCTGCATTTCATCACCAAATACCCAAGCATATTTATAGGTAGAGTTTAGCTTCCATAGGTAGGGAAGAAATAGTTGGTCTTCAAATGAGAGAAAGCCTTCTTTAGCTAGTCTATCCCCTTCTTTGATTACGTACCCTAACCAATTTCCTACAGTATTAAGATGACAGATATCCAGGTTGTAATCCTGAATCATCTTTTCTAAAGCTTCTCTGGATTTAGTGCCAGTTAAGGTCTTCATTGAGAATGTAGTTAGAACCCACAACTCATTAGACAGCTTTTCATTTACTTCCCAGTCTGTAGTTCCATTCTGGTCTTTAACTACTTTTCTGGCTATTTGAAGGTACTTTTTCCTATCAACATCTAAATCTCTATAATTTAGGGCTTTACGGACTAATCCATGCCCAAGGGAGTTAAGAGTTTGAACTTGGGCTATCTTGCCAATCTTTAACTCAAGCTCTTTCTGAATACGTTTACCAAACGCAATAGCTAAAGGTTTAACACCCTGCTTGTTGTAGATGATTTCACAACTTCTTTTAATTAGAGTTGTTTTCCCACTACCAGCTAGAGCCTCAACGATGATGTTGTGACTACCGTATTCTATGGCATTATAAACCGCTTTCTGGTAGTCGGAATCTATTAGAGTATTTAAAGTATTTATTGTTTGAGCCATTGTTTTCACTCGTTTATTTTGCTAGTTAAAAACCCTGCTATAATTTAATTATAACAGGGCTTATTTTGTTCATCACAGTTAGTAAAGCGTAAGCTTAGAACTCATCATCTTTTGAATCTTTACTTCCCATCAGTCGCACTTTATTAGCAGTAATCTTAATGCCAGTCCTGGGTTCACCAGTGGTCTTGTCATTCCAGGATTCAAAAACTAAAGTGCCTTCAATCCCAAGATTCTCACCTTTGCGACAATATCTTTCTACTGTTTCACCCTGCTTATTCCAAGCAGTGACGTTGTAGAAATACCCCTTCCTCCCTTCCTTAATTAAAAGTGAAGTAGTGATAGACAGTTTGCCACTTTCATAAATTCTCTTTTCAGGCATTTTCATCATCTTACCTGCAAGATAAATGGTATTGTAATTGACTTCTGCCTTAACTGGACAAACTGAATGGGCAAGTATATAAGGCTGTTCAATAACTTGTTTAGTTTCCTTATCTTTTTGCTCAGTAAATAATTGACCTGTAACAAGCATTTTCATTCCTGGCTTAAATAAACTTAATCTATCAGAGGTAATGCCAGAAGAGGTTTTATCGTAGGAGTTATTAAATCCTTTAATAGTCACAAAGTGTTCTATAGGATTACCGTCTTTGTCAGTTTGAAGATAACTACACTGAGCAATTGAAAATGGTTGTTGCCCAGGGATATCAGTAAAGGATTCTACAAAGTTAACTGTGAGCGTAATGATGATAATGTTCATGGATTTAACTGGTAAGTGAGTAAAGAGGAAATTATTGCATTTCCTCACAAACATTTAGGCGTTAGCCTATTGAAATTGTTTTTCAATGTCTTGAATAATTGAACTATCAGGAATCCATAAACCTTGTTTCCCTTTAATAGGAATAGGTTTGGGTAATGTCATGAGATTAGCTAATTCCCATGCGTATCTACCTGCTTGCCAGTCGCCACAAAGCTGTTCTAATTCTGGAACGTCTTCAAGAATTATATTTTCTTTGTGTTTAGGGTAAGATTCCATTTTTAAGCAATCAACTAAGTCAGTTACGCAAAGGATTTTTCCCAAAGGAAGAAATTCTACGTACTCTGTGTTCGTACCAATAAAGTCTAGCCTTGTTCTGTCAAATTGTCTTACATCTTTTAAGTCGAAAACTTTATTTACAAAGCTAATATCTGGTACGTACTTTTTCTTTGCAGAACAAATTAGAAGTTTTCCTCTAAACTTTGTACTCCAACTTCTAGTCTCATACCTCTTAATTCCCAAAGCAACAAGAGAAGCCCAAGGTTGATGCAGTGATATTGCGCGATATTCCATGATTAACTACTCCTTAAAATTTATAGTCTACAAGCTCTCCAACTAATTCAAACCCAAAAAGGTAGATGTTTTTAACAGCATGATTTCTGGTTAATGGGTTAGACTTAGCTAAGTCATATTGCCTTTGCAATGCTTCTCTTTGTTCTTCCAACGGTCTTTCAGCTAAAGGGATAATGGGTTTCTTCATTTCTTGTTCCTTAGCTTTTGCTTCCTTGGAAACTATTAAGTCAAAGATGTTATTCTTAATTCCCCACACTTTTACTTCAAACTCAAAACCAAAATTCTTCAACCTGTCAGACTTCCTGATAGCAGCTAAACGACAATACTTGTTCTTTAGTAGCCATTGCCTAAACCTCTCAGCATTTTGATTGGCACTTCCCTCAGAGGTTTTATTAAACCCAAAGTAAGTAATCCAATGAAGACTACCAGGTGCGCCATCACATCTATTGTATTCATAGATTCTATTGCTTACTGCAATTAAAGTAGAGTCGCGCATTTCAGTTTGAGCGCGGCAAACTCTAACATAATCAATAGCATGAATGAGTTCAGCTTTTGTCATATTAGACATTACTTTACCAAACTTGGCTTTGACAATTAGTTGTCCTAGTTCTTTATTAATCCTAGAAGCTAATGCCTTTAGTTGTCTGATGGTTAAAGCCTGTAAGTCTTCAATTCTTTTGATATCACTAAATACAATAACAGCTTTTTCTTTCGCAGATAACTTTGTTTTCATGATATAATACTCCTACAATTATCAAACATCAAAAGCCCCTCCTAGGAGATTTCTAAGAGGGGTTTTACTTTTACTTCATAACTATTAATGCGTTAGCATTGCATTCTCTTTGTCTTCTAAGCTTTGAACTTTCCAAGACTGTTGTTCTAGAAAGCCACATGGTTCTTTAATAAACTCTTCCCGACCTTTAATTATTTCAGCAGCTAATGGAATTAGCCGTTGATAATGTTCAAGAGTTGCATACCTATTGTCATAAATCCTGGTACTTAAATTCTGATGGGAAAAGTGAATTGTTAAAACAACCTTTTTGTCCATCAATGAAAATTCTATTACAACATTTTCATCTTCACCATGTTTTTTAAGTGTAAGCTGAGTGTTCTCTTTTCTTATTAACATTGTTACTTCCAAGATACCTCACCACTAAAGGGGCGTTAGCCCCATGTATTCTTAGTATCTGTTTACCACACCTTGCCGTTGTCTCCTGTCCTCATCCTGTTGTCTACGGGCGTTAGCAGCTAACCCTAACCACACAGCACCCAGTGTAGCAGGAATAGCCCATTTAGGAATCTTCATACCACCTGTTATTTTAACTTCAGGGTCTATGGAAGTATTGAAAGATTGAGTTCCAGGGGTTCTAGGGGTTCTAACTTGTTGAGGTTCTGACTGAACCCCTTGCTGTACATTGGTTCTAACTTGACGGGGTATGTAATCCCCAGGGATAGAACCACCATCAAATCCCATACCTCCTAAGTCATTAGTAATAGGCATATCCCATATTCCATAATCGGCATTGCCACCACTTCTGTATTGATAGTTCTCGGAACTGCTGGGAACTATATTAATTACCTGATTGCCTGCGGGTACAAATTGCTGAATCACTTTTGACGGATTTGGAATATAATCCCCAGGGATAGAACCACCATCAAGCCCCATACCTTCCAACATACTTTCAGGGTTTCCCATGTAGTCTTCAACAAATTTTACCCTACCTAATTTAGCAACATTAGAAGTGGGAACTGTAGGTAGTTCAACTTTTTGTTGTGTGCGGTAAGCAGGTAGTAGTCTAGCATTTTGCATAGACCTAATTTGCCGTTCACTAAAATCACCACTTTCTATGGCATCCTGAATATCTTGTGGATGATAAAGCCTAGATTCATTTAACTCCTGTGCTTGTTCATAGGGTAAATATGTATTAGGTAAACTACCAGTAACGGAAGCAGTTAACTTTTCATCAGGATTATTTTTATACCTAAAAGAATCGTCTTCAGTTTGCATTCCCAAAGTATTTGCGGCAGAAATAAATGCGTTTAATTGTTGTGGATTCCCTTGTCTTTTGATTACAATTTCAGGCGAATCTTCAATGTTGACTATTGCGTTATGTGCTGCACTAGCACGGTTAATTTCTTCTGCTAAATAGTCAGAGTATTCTTGTAAATCTCTAGGACGAGTAGATTGAACAGGAGCTATATCTTTTGTGTTCAATAAAACATCAGAAGCGTTAGGCTGATAATTTCTTATAAACTCAACCCTTTCCGCATCAGATAGTGGCAAGATTTCTGGATTAATACTAAAAGACCTGTCTTGACCAAGGGTTGTATAGTTCTCATCAATAGATGAACTTATTTTCCCATCTAGATTATTAGCAACTCTCTGTTGCGGAGAGTCTATCAATAAATCTATTTGTGCTTTTTGTTGTAAAGCCCTAAGCCTATCAATATCAGTCCTTGCCTCTTGTGCCTCTTTACCTAGTACATAGGACTTGTATTTTAGAACTTCAATATTACTTTGAGGTTTAGCTACTTGACGTTGTTTTCTGTTACTAATTACTGCATCAATCTGATTTTTCTTCTGTTGAACTCTGCTGATAGCTCCAAGAATATCTGCTGGTTCTTCATAACCAGCATTGTAAACTTCTTTCTGATTTAAAATTGCCTTATCATCAGGACTAATATAGTCGTCGGCATTAAATCTTAAATTGCCACCAGCAGCTTGTTGGGCAATCCATTCAGGAGTAGGTTCAGATATATTTGCACCAGCTTTAAATGGTAAATCTATCCTTGCTGCTCTACCTTGACTCCTGGTCTCAGCCATTGCATAATTCCCACCAGCAACAGGATTAAATTCGGCTACAGTAGCTTGTGGGGTTACATCATAATATTTTCCATCAATTAATATCTTGGCGTTAGCCAAGGCATTATCTCTAGCAAGATTAGGGTTAACATTTGCCCAAGCTTGTATAGCATCATCACTAAAACCTTTTAATTCTAATTCCTCACGTTTGCTTTTAGGAAGGTAAGAGCTAACACTATCTAAATTAAGTGGGATATTGACATAGTTAACAGCCTTATCTCCCCTGACCTGTCTACCGGATTCTGTAGTGTAAATTTGGTCATTTATTAACCAGCCTTTTTTACCTTCCTTATTTATTGGTCTAGGAATAGTTGTTACTGGAAGATAAGCACCATCAATTACACCTTGGGGAACTACACCAGGAATATTCTCTTTCCAGAATGTCAAGTCAGGACTATCATCATAAGTTGCTAAGTCTAAATATTGAGTATATTGTGGACTCTCAACACCTGCTGTTCTACTAGGAGTAATAGTGTACTTTCTATCAAATGCAGGTTTAGATTCTCCCTTCTTCGCTATCTTAATTAAGGCATCAACTTCATCACCACCAAGAACTGCTAATGGTTGTGCAAATAATTCATCAACTTTAGCTTTCTTTTCTTCAAGTGTAAAAGAATTGTCAGCAAGTATAGACTGCCTTTGTTGAACTAAGGAAGGGATTTGCCGCCTCGCCACTTGTGCGGCAATTGCCGCTTGAGTTCTGGGGTTAGACTCATCAAGAACCCTAGCTAACCCCACACCTTTAGGTAAAGGGATTTGGTAACTGCTATTTAACCCTGCTGTTCTGCTATTAAAGATGGGATTCAATAGTCCTTTCCTGTCTGCCTCTTCATAGCTCATACCATCGGGAATAGGCTGATAGTCAGGAGTTATGCCTTTAAAATCCTGTACCATTAAGCGAGGACGAGATATAAATTCAGCTTTATTAGCTATCTGTGCTGACCTTGGGAGGGTTAACGGGTTTCCGTATAACGGTGTTAATACTTCTTCAGGAAATCCATACTCATTGGGAATTGGTGTTCCGTACTCACTTACCTTGTAAGCACCCAAAGGAGTTTCAGGATTGGTTTTAAATCTGTAGAATTTAGTGTTGGTAAAATCTCCAGGGTAAACTTCTTGATTGCCAAAGATTTCTTGTTGAACTAATGCGTTTTTGCCAACAACCTTTCCGTCATTTATAACTATTGATTGTGGACTATTGATATTAGCAACACGACTAACTATAGGCTTGTCTTCTTTATAAGGAACTACTGCAAAGTTATCATCATCAAGTCCTGTGTTACCTGTTCTGACATAGACAGTTCTGTTAGGGTCATAAATAACTTTTCCAGTTCGTGTATCCCTAACAACTTGTGGGGAACTAGAAGTAAACTCACTTGCTGGGGTAAAGTTATTTATACCTTTGGCGGCTGGAGCATTGCTAGGAACATCAACAACAATTCCATCAGGATTAAAAGCTAACCTGCCACCAAGATAATCTGTTTCTTGAAGTGATGGATATGCAGATGTGGCATTAGTATCTTGATATCCTGTAGGTGCAGAAACTGTTATAGAATTCCCAGAATTAAATATTGTAGTTTCTCCTCTTTCTGGAACAAAATTTCTTCTGAGTTGCAAGTTTCCAGCAGCATCATAATCCAGATAAGGTGAAATATACATATCAGCAGGTGCTTTTCTAACCCCTGCGGTTCTACTGCCACCTCTAGATAAATCAAGAGCTTGCATTGATTGTCCACTACTTTCGGCATTAGCGTTAAAGTAGTTGAATAAATCCTGTGGGTTATTATCGTCTACCCACTTTCTAGCAACAGGCTTGAAAGCATCCCTGCTTGCTTCCCCAAGTAATTGAACATTAGGAGGCTTGGGAGTTCCCATTCTTTTATCCCAAATCTCAATAAAATTGTCAGTAGGAATTGGATTTCCTTCTTTGTCTAAAACAGCGTATTGACTGTAATCAACCCCGGGTTCAATAGATTCAGGTTGTAAAGTTTCTGGATTAACTAAATTCCCAGTGTGAACATATTTATTAATTGTCTCACCTGTAATTGGATTAATAGCAGGAACAGGTCTAGTAAATGCCTCTAATCCTGGATTAGTAGGGTCTTCTCTGATAATGTCAACTAAATTATCTCTACCACCTTCTCTCATTACTCGGTTAATGTCAGTCATTTCCTGAGCAAGATTAGTAGTTTGTTTTCTAATAGGTAGACCACCAGACTCCTCACTTACTGCGGGTCTTACTAGATAAAACCCACCATTTTGAGTAACATTAAAAACCTCTTTTGTTAGAGGATTCATGTAAGTAGCACGGTAGTTTTTTCCTTGATTATCTGTAGTCTCATAGAGTTTTATATTATCTCTATTAAAACTATCCATGTTACCAGCAGGAATGAACTTAGTTTGAGCAGCTTGATTAATATAATTATTGTATTGCTCAGGACTAATTAGTTGACGTTTAACTGCATCCTCAAAGCTAATTAATTCATTCCCACCTCCTTGAATTCTAGGAATAGAAATACTTGGGATTGCACTACCTTCTTTGTCACCTGTGTAAACAATAGTGGCGGGAGTTCCCCTACCCTTACTAAACACCCTCTGATTAGTTTCTTTATCTATCCAAGTATTAGGTAGCTTAATAGAACCAGCGTTATTTAAGAACCCACCTTGTCCTATCCTGGACATTACTTCTGGAGAGTATTCTTGTCCTACCCCTGCTATTTTTGGTGCTATGCCAATAGTTCTAGGATAGGGAACTGAATTATCTCTGTTAGCAATGTAACTAGCAGTATCAAAAAACCTACCTTCACCATCAGTTATTTGATTACCTACTTCTTGTTGTTGTTGAATATAAGCTCTTTCTTTGTCTCTATTCCATTGTCTATCAATTAAATATTGTCTAGCTTGTGGAGAGAGATTAGTGTACTCAGCTAAAGTGGAATTATTTTTAATAGCTAAAGGTGCGTGCCATTTATATTGGCTATTATTATTGCTCGATAATGCTGTTGATTGGTAAGACACTCCTGGAGTAGTACGAGTAAGTTGATTACCTTGTTGAATAAAAAAGTTGCCATCACCTGCAAATTCAGGGTTCTCATTGACGTTAAATCCTATATTTGGACGTATTGATGGTACAGGAATAGAATTACTTTGTTCACCTTGAATTAAATTAGGAATTTCTAATTTAGTAGGAATAGTTCTACCATCACTAATTAACTTTTGAGTAACGCCATTAACAGGGTTGAAAACCAACCCTCTGTTATAGTCATAAACCAAACCAGTTAGCAAATCTGTTTTAATACCAACTGGTTTAGGTATAGGAATATTCGGAATATTTGCAGTTCTGTTTTCTCTATTTTCTAATACATTGAACTGATATTTCTCACCTTGTGTTTTAGGCGTTTGAATCCCAGCAGTTCTATTAGTATTTACAGGAACAACGGTAGGATTAACACCTGAATCCTCACCTCTTATAAACCCTAACGCCCATCTCTCATAGTCATTTCTTGGTTGCCAATTAGGGTCTTGTGCAATAGCATTCTGGACACCTGCTATATCTAACGGTGCTTGTGAAGCTCCAGTGCTTTTTTGAATACCTGCTGATGGAATATAAGCTGAATCATCTAATAAATCGTAATTAAAATCGTCATAACTTCCAAGAACAGCACCGTAGCTTTCGTCATCAAAGTTAGTATAGTTGCCAATGTTAGCTGTTCTAGATTGTTGAGATTGTTGAACTTCTGGGCTAACGTACCTACCTAAACTATTAAGTACGGCTTCTTGAGTAGCATCCACAGCAGGACTAGCTACAGCTTTAGATAATCTATCTGCTACAATTCTTTTTTTATCTTGTTCAGTTTGCCCCTGTCTAAACATAAAGTTCCCACCAACTAAATCAGGAAATGATTGGTTGATGAAAGCATTTAATTGTCCAGGAGTCATCTGAGATACTAAATACTCAATTTCATTATTCATAGAAACTCTAAATTAATTTGTTGCTAGAGTTCCTATGAAGTCCATTACATTTCAGATGGCAAAGGAATTACTTGACCATGTTCATACGCAACTTCAATCCACTGCTCTTTAGCTAATCGGTTATTGGTTTGATTGTTGGTTCATGTTAAAAAAAAGAAAGTAGTTATTCCCTAGCAATTAAGCTAGGGAGTAAATCTATTTTACTTCACAAGAAAGGCCTCGTTGTAACTCGGATGTCCTACCTTATCAAACCTGGTGTGGAGATAAACCACTATCTCATCTCCAAATTTAATAGGTGGCGTGTCCTTTACTGGGATTACACCAATGCTATAACCATTGGACTTGGCAAAGAAATAATGCTTTCCGTCATTACCAATGCCTGACTCAATGGTAATGACAATCATTTCACCTTTGAAAATATGATTGCGGAAGTCTGAGTAAGTCCTGCCTACAATATTGAGTGTGTCAATCCTCAATTCCTGAAGCTGCTCACATATCTGTTCTATGCCTAGCAAAAAACAGATGTTAGTTGAGAAGCCTACCCTGTCTTCGTGGTCTTTGGCTTGAGGATTAGGAATACCAGTTTTGTTATTCCTGTGTTTGACGTCCCAGAAAGCGGCTACAGCCATCATCCTCTGTGCAGGGGGTAAATGGTTAAGTATCCCCTCATAGTATTTACAGATATCTTTCTGGGAAGATAATCTGCGTTCTTTAACAATTCTGGGAACTCTCTTCCCTGGATTAGCCTTTTCCCACCTACGTTGTTCTAATCCGGCAGCATACATGGCAGATGAATATTCGTTAGACACAACCTCAGCCCTCTCAATCCACTTTTTGCTAGGATTGAGGTGTGAGAATAAAACATTGAATGGTCTAAGGTTAGTTGCCTTCAACTCAGGCTTAACCCAAAGCTTGTTGACCTCTGCTATCAACAGTCCTACAGTATCATTACTCCGTGATGACATCTGGTAGAATAGGTAGCAGTCGTCATCCTTGACCTGTTTCAACCAGTCAACTCGTTGAGATTTGAGTGCATTACCAATAGAACCTATTAATTTTCTGTCAGGTGGTAATGCACCTTTGAGGGAATCAACTGCTGCTTGAAGTTGTGGAACTAACTGGAAAACAAAGTCTTCCCTCTTACACGCCCAGGATTTGGCTATGTAGTAGGTTATCAGACCAGTTAAGTTTTCCATACTCTTAACCAGAATTTGTCCTAGAGTGCCTTCAATGGGAATCTTCTTAGGCTTTAACCCTGCCTGGTCTAGGTCAGGTTCACCAAAAGACTTAACAACTTGAGCTACGTGAGGTAACTTAGATGCTGGTAGCCACATAAGAAAATCGCCGTCGGTATCTCTACCAAGTTTCATTAGAGTATTGCAGTTACCTACAATAACTCCTTCCATCTGTTCCCACTTAGGGAGTATGTGATTTGTCCATACCTTGATGTCGTACTTCCAACGGCAAGGATAGGGAAATACGATTACCTCTTCACCATCTGCTAACCCTGGAACGTAACAGGAGTTATCTGGTAATTCCTCATCTGGCATCACCATAGATGAGTTAAACTTAATTCCACCTGATGTAGCAATCTCACGCCATCTTCTACTCAACATTCCCATAGTTGCCTTGATAGCCCATGGGTGGGTAGATAGCTGACCGTGTACGTCAGACTTTAAAATCTGACTTAACCGAGATTTCTCTTGACCTTTACCTTCATCTCCTTTCCGCAGGAGGTAATCTAACAACCTCTGAGGGTTGCTGACTAGGGTGTTAAGTTCCTGTGCCTGTTTTTGTGCATTGGGAACTATGTCTTCCCACACTGCATCCCAAGGCAGAAACTGCACTACTGAATATGAAAGATTAGACTTGCGGTAGTCGTAACCACACATCTCACGCTCTAGTTGAAGCCCTAGAATGTCATGAGTCTCGGTCCACCTTTTTAGGGATGGTGACTTAAACACCACACCAAAAGCCAACTTAGCCAACTCATACTCCCCAGGTTTAACCTTATTGCCCTTAAAACAGGACGTAGGTAAAACAAGGTCATACTTACCTTTCTTAAAACCAACTGCAATCGTACCCTTTGCACACCAATCAGGGTTGATATTGAAAGCCCTAAACTGGAATGGATTGAATATGGAATCCACAAACTCCATAGCAAACTTCTCAGAACATTTCCCGTGACAATCACCTGTGCGGTACTTGCGGGACTTGCTATCACCGTCATCAACTACTAGCAGCTTAATGCTGATATCCTTAATCAACTTACATTCAGTTGTTAAGTTAGAACCGTAGTTGGCAGCATTCATATTGCTACCAAAAAATCTGGTAAAACAGTCAAACTCTGATGTTGAGTAGATTGCCTTGCCTTGTTTTCTACTACCACTACCACCGACTAATACATACTCTTCAAAGCCTTTGTCAAGAACTTCAGAGATGTATTCTATATTGGGATTTTCATCAGCTAATAAACTACCCACATCACCGATAGCAAACTTAACGTTAGGGAATAGATGCCCCAACATTGTGTTGTGGTAAGTTGACTTGCAATGCTCTGGTAGCCACTGTTGACTAACCAGGTCATACTGTTTTAGAATGAGCTTAGACATGGAATAGACTCTATGTTAGATAAAAGACCCCCTAGTAGACAGCGACCAAACTAGCTACTAAGGGGTTTTTGTTTAAATCAGCACAAAGTGAACATAAAAATAACTCACTTCAATTCAACCTAAGTCAAATCAAAGTGAGTTAGTTCAATCCTATTTAGGCGTTAGCCTTCCCAGTCAACCGACGCAGAATCATCTGCATAAATATTTACAGCACCCCAGAACTCGCCCCATGCAAGAGCCTCGCATGGGTGGAAGTTTGTTAGTCGAAACTTCCCGCCTTTTACTACCCAATATAAGGCAATGCCCTCTTCACTCTTTTCGACAAAAGGTTTTTGTTTTAGTTTTTGATTTATTTTTTCTGCTTTCATAACTTCCCTGTACTGAACTTAACTCAAAACTTAACTCAAAACTGATTAGGCGTTAGCCTTGTACATCCCTTACCAACCGTCATCTACGCTTAAAACCCAAGAATGAAGGGTTGGGCTGTAATAGTAAGCTCCGTCATCATCTGACGGAAGATAGTAATCAATAAATGTACCCTCACTTCTTATTGAAATCTCCTCTTTCTGAATCAACTTATGGGAAGGGTGGTAAGGTCTAACTAAAGTAATCATACATTCAACTCAATTATTTAACTACAACTCCACAAAAACGCGTAGCCCACATAAAAATAACTCACTTCAATTCAACCTAAGTCAAATTGAAGTGAGTTAGTTCAATCCTATTTAGGCGTTAGCCTTGTACATCCCTTTGCCAAACCTCAGCGATAAACTGAGATTCCAGGGACATCAGTTCCCGTCTAACTGCGTAAATAGGTTCGCCTTCTTCGGAAAGAACGGGAATGCTCGATTCGTATATCCTGGAAGATGTATAAGAATAAGTATCCTCACCATTCTTTCTTACCCAATAAGGGTCGGTGATACCCTCTTCAGGCATTACATAATTTTCTTCATCCTCAATCTGAGGAAAATCGAGTAGAGGTAAAGCGTAAATAGCTTCACCATGTCCGAACCAACGGAGGTCTTCTGGGTAGCCATAATACTTCCCACAGGACTCTTTGACAAAAATGTACCCACAAGAAATTAGATTTAAAGCAATTCTATCCAGCATAATTCCCCTCCAACTTAATTCAAAACTAAAACTACAACTACAAAAATAGGTGCGTAGCACCCCATAAAAAACTCTTTACTCCTAATCCCAAAAGAATACTAACTCCGAAGGAACTAAAACTATAACTAGGACGCGTAGCGTCCATAAAAACCTTCTTTAGTTTAAACCTGAGTTATGTTATTATTTAAAGCAAGCAAAATAAACTAAGTTTACCATGACAGTATTAGTTGACCATCAAATCAAATCTCTTTGTAAGAAAGGACTTGTTAAACCCTATGATGAATCTTTAATTAATCCATCTTCCTTAGATATTAGGTTAGGGAATAATCTAATTATTGATAATGAAATTGTAAACATTTCTCATCACACAAAAGAAAATCCCTACATCTTAGATGCTAATGAATTTGTGCTGGCAGAAACTCTAGAATATTTAACAGTTCCAAATAATGTTGCTATAGAGTTAAAGTTAAAATCTTCTAGAGCTAGAGAAGGATTGTCTCACGCATTAGCAGGTTGGGTAGATAACGGATTTCATGGAGTATTGACTTTGGAATTAAAGAATTACTCCACAAAAAAACCAGTGTTTATCTACCCAGAATTGAGAATAGGTCAGCTAATCATTCATTCAACAGAAAAACCCACTATTCCCTATCAAGGAAAATATAGCGGGTTCACTACTGTTATGAGTAGTTTGGATAAATAAACTAGGACTTGAGATAATCAAGATTAAAAGCCTCTCTACCTCTAATGGTGTCGGCTATTATATTTAACCACTCTTCAGTTATCATTTTATTTGATAACTGAAATGTGACATAACCATAGTAAAGGCAAAGGTTATTTTTTATATAATCTCTTTCTATCCCACCTCCGCTACTATGCCCACCTTTACCCCAAGTACCACCATTGATTTCTATGAGAACCTTAGAGTTAATATGAGCATAGTCTGCCCTAAATCTGCGTTTAGGAACAGGCTTAAACTCATTTATTAAATCAATGCTAGGATAAAGAGTAAGCCATAGTTCTTCAAACTTTAATTCAAGATTTGACTTTGGCATCTTTCCTTGCTAAGACTTCAGACTTCCATTCCTCTGTCCACTCGACTTCCTTGCACATCCAAACATCCTTTCCTTGGTCTACATACCCCATTCTATTTGCAATCTCTTGAGTAACTTTACCGCAAGATAACAATGCCTCACAAAGTGCTAACTCAATAGGGCAGGTAGAATCTTCATAAAGGGGTGCTGCTTTTTTGCATCTATCACAATTACTTGCAGTCCAGTCACTATATTGACTGCCATTACTAAATACCCTAACTTCATTTTCCTCAGTCATAATTACTTCACAAATTACTTCACTATTAATGGGGCAATCGCCCCTATACTTTTGATGGTTTAACTACCGAATCCAAGCAACGCATTTACTGGAAAATCTATTTTCTTTTTTATATTGTTGTTATTAGTTTGTGTGTCTAATCTAATTGCACTAGAGGTAACTAAATATCTATTATCAAGTTGTTGTTTTTTCATAACTCACCTGTTTATTTTGCCGAATATATTATACCATAGAGCAAGCAAAATAAACAGTGGTTGGTTAGACAATGGAACTAAATAAATCTACGGAACTGAGCAACAGCTTGGGAATAGCTATTGTTAATAGGAATACAGACTTAGCTAAATCGGTTATCACGGAACTGTCAGAGTTGGAAGAAACTCATTTAGCTAAGATAACTTCTAGGGTTAGAGAAAATATATCTAACGAAGAGTGGAGTTGGTTTCAATCACTTCTTAATGATGGGAACAAAAGTAAACCTGTAGCTCCGTTGGCTGATGAAGATAAGGAATTAAAACAAAAATTAGAAACAAGAATTATAGAGAACACAAAAAGGTTTTTTATAGACACAGGCAGAGACTTACATACCCTCAAACAAAGAAGACTCTACCGTGAACAATACAATAGTTGGCAGTCTTATTGTCAGTTAGGTTTAGGCATTAATCCTACTACTGCAAGTAGAGCTATTAAGGCATATCAAGATTGTGAAAGTATTCGCATTTACTTTGATGATGATACCTTGCTTCCTAAAACAGATTACGTTCTTAGATTATTAGGACAAATAAAAGATGTAGAGTTAAGAGCTAATGTGTGGCGTAAAGCTTTAGAACAATGCAATGAAACTCCCACTACATCAGATATTAAAAGAGCTTACGCTGAGATGATTAATCCTGAGATTAAACCACCTAAGCCTAATAACTTAGAATTTAAAGTCGGTGATTTTGTATCTATAAAAGAATCCTGCGTTAAGTGGGGTAAAGTAATTGAGATTACATCAGGATTAAGATACAAAATTAAGTCAGGAGATATCACTTCAATATACCAGACTTATCAAGTAACCAGCTTAGAAATACCTTTATTTGTAGCTGAAGCTGTAGAACAACTTTATCAATCTCATTCTCCTAAATTAAATGCAAATACTCTACTAAGTGAAAATCACCCTCATACGAAATCCATTGCTACTACATTCTATGCGTATAATGAATTTGCTGATTGGCAGATATCTTTGTTAGGGAGTCTAAGAAGCTTATGTCAATAGAACTTTTCAGGAAGTATCAACAAACAAAGTCTATTACTATTAGAAATAAATTAGTAATGCTCAATGAAGGATTAGCTTATAAAGCTGCACATACAGCTAAGTTATACTGCAATGAAAGTTTTGATGACTTATCACAAGAAGCGTTTATAGGATTGATTAGAGCAGTAGAAGATTACGACCCCTATAAAGGAATTATGTTTTCTTCCTACGCAGTCCCTAGAATATCAGGAAAGATATTGCAATATCTTAGAGATAGGTCTAAGTTAATTAGGCTTAGTCAGTCAATGCAAAAGTTAATAGCAGACATTAAAAGAATAGCCATCCATTCAGTTACTGTAGAGGAAATATGTAGACAATTAAATATTACTCAGGAAGAATATCAACTAGCTATTGGTGCTTATGCTGCATCTACTCATCTTCATTCTATTGATGATGATAGTGATGATAGAAAACCACTAGAGTTACCATCACATGATAATCAAATAGAGGAAAGTAAAGTATTCAAAGTTGATTACAGTAATGCTACTAATAAGGAATTAAAATCTCTTAGTAGTGGTGACTTAAATGTTAGAAGTATTTGGTTAATGGCAAGTAATTGGATTAAAGAAGAAGGATAATATGACATTTAGGATACCAACACTTACATCTGCTGATGACGTTGCCGCATGGCTGAGTGGGACAAAACAGCAGCTTGATGATTACTTTGTTCAGCTACCCGCTTCTCATTATGATGAGTTTTTCTCGCATCTTCCTGCCGCTGAACAATTAGTAGAAGCACAGGCAATGAGAAATGCAGAACAAAAAAACTATTTGTTAGAAATAGAAAGACAAGCTAAAAGATTTGGGTACAAACCAGAAAGAAGAAGAGTTGAAGAAGCAGTATCAGGTGGTGACATAGATACGGAATTTGTTCCTGAAAATGCTCCGATTAATTCTCAAAGACGTTCTGCTAAAGCTCCTCAAGGTGCAATGCGAATTGAAGGTGATATTTTTATCCCTTTAGAAGAGGAGCAAGCAATGAGAGAGCAGTTCAGAGGAAAAGGAAATGCTTTCTTTGATGAACTAAAAAAGAGAGGGTTAATTCAAGTATTAACTCCTGAAGGAAATAGGGTAGTCCCAAAGAAGTATGCAATTTTTGATGAAACACTAGGAGAAAGAGGTAGGTATGCTCTCAAACCTGAAATCCAATCGTATTTAGAATCCAGGAAAGTCAATGCTCCTCAAGGTGTGGTAAGTCAACCCATTCCTGAAACCCCTCTTGTACAATCGTCTCCTCTTGCTAATAATGCTGAATCCGAAGCAATCTTAAATGATTTAGATAATCTCTTTTTAAATTCACAACCTCAACCTACCCCCCAAGAAGTTCCGGGAACTGTAACAACTATCCCTACAGATAATGGGGCAATTGCCCCAGACGTTGTGAGCATATTATCAACACAGCCGGGGTTTAGTGTAGTTCCAGAAACCGTATCTTATAGCCCACTACCCATACCAGAAGGGACTCCTGAGAGTGGTATTAATCGTAGTGTTTACCCTGGAAGTAAAGCTGTATCTACTTCTTCCGGTATTCCTATGAGTGGAGGTGGTGGGAGTATTCCCCCTAAACCCCCCACAGGTGGTGGTAACTATGACTTTGATGGGGAAGAATTTAATCAAGCCCGTCAACAACATCTAAACGACAAGGCAAGACAAGTGGCTGATACTGGTAGTTGGTGGGGGAATGTGTGGCATGGAACTAAGAGAGGGTTTGATTATGCCGTAGAGGCTGGTAAACATCCTGGACGTTCTGCATCAGTAGCTTGGAATCGCGCACCTGAAAGTCAATATGCCCATTTACAAAATGAAGGTAGAGTGGGATTTGGGGTTGGTAGAGTAGCAGGTGACGTAATAGGGAATGGCAGTCGTCAAGTCTTATGGACTATACACCCTGCGGATTTTGTGGGTACTCACGGTTCTAAGTTCTTAGGTGAAGATGCAAGTAGGATGGCAAAGGTCGTAGTTCCATTTGCTGCTGTTACAGGATTAGAATTAGGCTCTCAAATTTATAACCCATTTAACCTGGGTGAAGGCGGTAGGGTTGCAGGATATCAAGCTATTAATCCTGATGAGGATGACCCACGTATTTCTACATCACCGCTGTCCGAGTTATTAATTGATAGAGGATTGTTAGGTAAAAGAGGTAAGCTACTTCCTTGGGAGCAATTTAGACAGGAGCGGACTGATATCCCCTATGAACAGTATCAGAAGTATCAGGACTATTTACGTAATAAAGATGATAACTTCCTGAGAGATGCTACTGGGGGATTAATTAAAGGAACTATGGATGGAATTAATGGACCAGAGTTGTCAGTCATGGGTTATTCTGTCACACCTACTGGGGCGTTAGCCGCCGGGGCTGCACTGTTAGCGGGTAGGGAATTAGTTAGAACAGGAAGAATAGCAGGGTTCAGGAAGTAATAATTATGCAAATATTTGGTAGAGAAATAAACCCACAAGTTGCTTTTAAAAGGTATGGAAATGCCATTAAGGACGGAAGAATGTATGCTACCCGTCCTCATATTCCTCAAGAGTATTATGGTAATGCTGACAAAGCATCCTTTTGGTTAGGACAACAACCTGGCATTGGTAATGCCTTAGAGTTTGCAGTTGATAATCCCTATGGTGCTGCTGCTGCGTTAGCTGGCGGTACCGTAGTAAATAATTTAATTGGTAATCCAGTAGGAGGGGCTATTGATTTCCTCTCAATGGGATTAACTAATTTAAAACCTGATGAGTATATCGAACAACCACCTCAAAGAATTGTTGAAGTTACTCAAGGAACTAATCAACCTATTCTGGAAATACAACCTGGAATACAGCAGTCTAACCAAGTTCAAATACCAGAACTTAATGAGGAAGAGCGGGATAAGTTTATGAAGTACACCACTAACCGCACTGCCCAACAGATATTAACTTATCAAGCATTGCAAGACTTTCTTAATCAACAACCTGGAATGGAGGGCTATCAATGAACTGGGGAAGTGTAGGAAGAGGATTTGCTTCTGTAGCTGATGACATTGCCCGTAGTCAAATGGGTAGAAGAATTGGTGAGGAGTATGTTGACCATGTTACCAAAGCAGTTGCTAAAGAATTGAATGTTAATGGTTTATTCACTGCTGATGACGCTGCTAAGTATATGGCAGAAGCACAAAAAGATGCTGCTAGATGGTACGCAAGTTTTGTTGCGCCTAATAGTCAAATACCTATAGATGAAAATGAAATCCTTTACCGCATGGGTAAGGGTGTGGCACATACAGGACAATTTGCTAGGAAGAATTTTGGCAATGCTTTAAACCTAGGCGTAAATGCCATGTTTTTAGCACCAATGGCTATGCAAATGTTACCACGTTCTGAAGAGGAGCAATATTATGGGTAACTTTGGCAGGATAGCAGGTAAAGCATTCAATTATGGTATGCCTGTAGTCGGTGGTTTTATAGACTACCAAAGCGGGAAAGAACAGGGAGAAGATGATATTCGGGCTGGTGCTGGTGCTGTAGGCTCTACCCTTGGTGGTTTAGCCGCCACTGGTGCTGCCACTGCTGCTGGTGCTAAGGTTGGGGCTGCCCTTGGTACTGCCTTAGCACCAGGAGTAGGAACACTTGCTGGTGGTGCTATCGGTGGACTTGCAGGATTGGGTACTTCATTAGCAACACAAGGTTTAGGTGGTTTTGCCGGGGGATGGACTGCTGATAGATTAGATGAAGCCGTTAGGGGTAAAAATACAGGAGTTAAAAATAATATGTCTCAATATGTACAAGACCAAAGAACAGGCGATATTGCAGAGGTTGATGATAACGGGAATATAGTTGGCTGGATTGTTAAAGGGGGCGTGGTTGTTGCTGGTGGTAACACCGTGCTTAATATTGGCAATGAATTAAAAGACATTCCTTACGATTACGCTAGGAATAAGGCTATATTTCAAGCTGACCCATTATTAAATGCAACACCTGAAGAGGCTGCTCGCTGGGCTGCGAGAGAAGTTCCAGGTGACATAGGAAGAGCCATAGGTAGAGGCTTTCGTACCACTGGAAATAATATTGGTAGAGTCTGGAATGCTATTCCTGGCAATAATGTAGTAAAAGCTGGTGCTGCATTAGCTCTTGTTGGCGACCAACTAACTGGTGCTAACCTCTCAAAAGGTGTTGGTAGAGTTCTTGCTGGTGGTGCTGACGCTGTTGCTAACACTGTAGGGTTTAACACAGATTTTGATGGACGAAATAGAATGAGTCAACAGCAAATAAAGCAAAACAACGAGACCGCTAGGGTTGAAGATAATCTAAAAATCTACAACCCTTACGATGAAGCAATCTATCAGAAAGGCTTTCGTAGTCGGCAGGAAATGGAGGACTACGAAAACAGAATATGGCAGCGCAACGAAGACAAAGCTGCCGAGGTCTTCAAAAAGCGTGATGACATTAACCGTCGCAACTACATGACTGAGTTTACAGCAAAGCAAGCATCTGATTTGTTATCAAGGTATGCTGAGATGCCTCAATCTGTAGCTAATAGCATTGCACAAATCTATCAAGCAGCAAGGTAAGAAATGGAAATCAAAGAACAAGCTTTAAACAAATCTAAAATGTGGCAAGCTAAAAAAGGTAAAGGTAAATCTTCCTCTTATGATGCGCCAACTAGCACAGGTTTAGACACAAGTTATTCTACTCAGAAAAGTGTAGATAGAATAGGGGTAAAATATGAATAAACAACTAGAAGCTCTAGAAAAAGCTAGAGGATGGAAGCGGTCTAGGATGGGAGACTACGAAGTAAAAATAGACCCCAAAGGTAATGTTGTTGAAAGAGTTTATTCTCCTATTCCAAAACAAACCACAATTAAAAAAACTACTCAAGCTAGACCTCAACCACCCAAAGTAAGACCACCGTCTCAATCGTCTCAGACAAGATATACACCAACTCCGCAAGATAAATATATTGAGGAGCAGTATCTTAGATATCAACAGGAGTTGTTTAAACGCCAAAAAGAACTGGGAACATTTTATGGCAATTTAGCAAAAGAGTCCCAAGCAGCTTCTTTTGCCAATCAACGTTTTCTGCAAAAATCAATAAACGATACCACTTTAGGGGTGCAAAGAGTAAGAACAGAGGGTGATGTAAAAACAGCAGAGATTACTAGTCAGGGTAATGTAAAAACAGCAGAGATTACTAGTGGGGGTAATGTAGAAGTTGCAAAAACACAAGCTGAGGCTAGTAAATTTGGTGCTACTACTGCTGCTGATGCTAATAAATTTGGTGCTATTACTGCTGCTGAGGCTAGTAAATTTGGTGCTACTACATCTGCTGATGCTAGTAAATATGCTTCTGATAGAGATGCTGAAGCAAGGAATAAACAAACCGATGCAAACTACTTTGTAGAAAGAGAGAAAAATGCAAACCAGAAAGAAAAGAACAAACAAGATTTTTATCTTAACGCTGGTTTAGGTATATTAGACTCAATCAACAAGCAAAGAGCTTCTAGTAGTCAAGCAGCAGCACAAATATATAGCTCTTTCTTGTCAAGTAATCCGTATAACTTTAAGTATTGGAATTAAAGAAAGGGTAGAGTATGATTGGTTTTTTTGGAGCTTTATTGGGTGGGCTTGCAAGCGGTGTTGTTGGTGGATTATTTGGGAACAGTCAACAAAAAAGGCAACACCAGCAAGCAAAGGATTTAGCACAGCAACAATTGGAAAATAGCATGAGACTAGGTCAACAGGCATTTGACTTTAGAAGACAAGAAGCTGACCAAGACTTTGGTTTTAGAAAGACCTTAGCTGATGATGGCTATGCGTTTCAAATTAGAAAAGCTAATGTTGATGATGAAATAACCCGTCGTCAGAGTCAACAGCGATTTGGTTTTGAAAAACAACTGGCTGATGATAACTACGCTTTTCGTAACACAGATAGGGCAGAAAGAGAGCGTGCTGCCGACGAGACCATGGAAAGAGATTACCAAATGAGAACTGAAACTACTAATGCTGCTAGACAAGCTGCTAACAGTGCTTTCTTTGGTGGTGGTAATAAATTTAATCGGTTTAACAGTGGCAGTAATAGATTTAATAGGTTTAAGGCTAGAAGTTAATGTAAACGGGAGGTAATAACCTCCCTCAATTAAATCTAGTAATCTTGAAAATCTATTAACTTCCTCATTTCTTCATTCTTGATTATTGAATCGGCATTATTAATCGCATTATTCCAGTATTCCCAATTTCTAACAATCCAACCTTCAGGTGAAAATGGATATTTTGTTTCAGCTACAACTATCCAGTTACCAGAGGGCTGAAAATATATCAAGAATCCCCCACTGTAAACAAACTTGCTTGAAACATCAGTATCAAGAAGTTCTGTGGCTAAAGGGTCATTATTGTTTTGCTCCCTAGCCTGCAACCAGGGAAAAGGGTATACTGTTTGGGTTTTGTTGAGTGGGATTTCTCTTAACAACACAAGTTCTAATTCCTTGATTACGTCACCATTATTAAGGCGTTAGCCTTACAAATATAATACTTTATAAGACTAAAACTAAACTATGACAAATCAAAAAGTAGAATCAGTACAAGAATATGTAGACAATCTCCCTAATGAAATCTTCTCAATGATAATGGAGATTGTGTATTCCCCTACTCCCAGCGAGAAAGAAATTTACCAAACTTTAATTGATTGGGGAAAGGAAAACGACACTCCTTTTGTGTTTGGTTTTACCTATGTAAAAACCTGGGTAAGGTCTAAACAGAAAGTAGGAACGTTAGCACAAGATTATAATAAAGACCTAGAGAAATATCAAGGTGCTGACTTGTCTTTAGGTTTAGCTCGTAAGGTAGGAGCTACTATGGGTAAACTTCTGGATAAAGGGGTAGCGCAATTAGAAGAAACTGATTGGTCTAAAATTCCCCCATCTGAAATCCTAAAGTTTATACCTGCTGCTGCCAGGGAACAGAACAACACTTTAAAAATTGTTTCTGAATTCCAGCAAATCAAGGATAAAAAAGACTTAGTATTTGCAGGTGCTTATAGGATGAAAGAGGAAATCCTAGAAACATTCAAGGATAATCCTCTCATTTATGAGGCAATTTCAGAGGCCGCTAGGGCAGCCATGTTAGTTATTGAAGAGGCAGAATATTAACCATACTTATTGCCTCTTCAATCCAGTAGAACTGAATCTGAACATTTTCCGCCGCTTGTTTATCTTCTTCTCTGTCACCAATCATGATTACTTTTTCTAGTTTGTTTTTGTCCACCGAGTTTTTTGAGTAATACCATATTGCTTGTTCTAACATCCCAGAGCAAGGCTTTCTGAATTTACCTTTTGTCCCTAATTTCTGAGCAGATAAAGTATTGGATAAATCCCAAGGCTTCCCACCAATCCATGACTGACTATGAGTTGAATATCCGGATATTTCTCCAACATAGCAGGTATTTCCTTGAAAATCTGGACAAAAGTAAATTCTTTCAAACACAGGCATATTTAATTCTTTAACAAAAAGATTATTGCAATACATCATTTCATCAAACACTGTATCCAAAGATTTAAAACGTTTTTCTACACCACCTTGATTAGAGACAATTACTAAAGTAAAATCTTGTGACAGCAATCTTTTTACTAAATCCAAAGAACCAGGTTTAATAATTTGTTGTTCTGGCTTATTAATAAAACCATTTTCTTCTGCTGAAATGACAAGAGTTCCGTCTTTATCCAATAAAGCTAACTTCATTTTAATCTTTTAACTACATCACTGCTACTGGGGTGTTAACCCCTTTATTTATGATACTACTAACCAATGGCTAATCAACTACTAAGAACACAACGGGATGCTGCTAGAGAACGAGCTAAAGATAAAGCCCGTGAGGCTATGATTACAGCACCATCAGAAGAAATGGTAAAAGCACAGAATGAGTTTCCATTCTTCTGTGAATATGTTACCCGTAACTCTGAGCGTCCTATTGTTCTAGCCAAACACCATCTGGGGTGGGTAAAACATTGGATTACAGGAAAAGATAGTGAGAATCTTGTAGGTATAGCAGGTGTAGACATAGATTTACTCGCCCCACGCGGAAGTGCTAAGTCTACAGTATTGGGTCTATTTCTTGCGTGGTCTATAGGTAAACACGCATTAGCTAAAAGAGTATTACAAATACTATATGTAAGTAACAGTATTGAATTAGCTCGTGCTAAATCTGCTGCTATAAAAGATATTATAAGTAGTCCAGAATACCAAGAAGTATTCCCTACAGTTATCCCAGCAAAACACCGATGGGCTGACAGCTATTGGGCTATAGATTTTAGTTACGCTGGTATTAAATCTAGTGGCACTGAGAGATTTACCATGATTGCTGCTGGCGTAAAGGGTGGTATTGTCAGTAAACGCTTTAACCTAGTAATTTTTGATGACTTAATTAAATCAGTAGATGAAATGGCTACAGGAGAAGCCAGGGTTAAACTAGAAAAGTTGGTATCATCTTCTATTAACCCTACGTTGCTACCAGGAGGGCGTAAACTTTCTTTGGGTACTAGATTCCGTCCTGATGATATTCACTGCACTGCTTTTACCCCTGACAAGGGATGGTATCAAATTCAGGAAAGCGCAATACTCATAGATGAAGAGGGAAATGAGTATAGCTTTTGGGAAGAATGGTTAAAGCTAGAAGTTTTGCAAGGACGTAGACAAGAAGACCCCTTGGCGTTTGCCTACCAATACCAGAATACAATTGTTCCACTGGAAGATATTGGTTTAGAACCAGGATGGATTTACTTTGAAAACATTCCCACTGAGTTTGATAATTATGTTGTTGGTGTAGATTTAGCTGCTAGTTTAAAACAGAAAGCAGACTACACAGTGATGATGTTATTGGGAGTATTGGATGGTAAATTTTATTTCCTTGATTACCGTAGAGGTAAATGGCAAGGTAACTTACAGATACTAGATGCCTTATTGGGAATGTATGAAGAATGGTATGAAGATGGTGTACCATTCAACATTTACGTTGAGTCAGTAGCTTATCAGTCATCTTTGCAGGGAGACTTTCAACGTTATGTTGTTAACGAAAAAGGTTTATACGACATCAACTGTTACCCCTACAGACTGAAGGGAGATAAGTTAGCCCATCTCCTATCAATCAGTGGGGCTTACGCCTCTGGGGTGGTGAGGTACAATAAATATAAGTTCAAGCTCAAAGATGAAGTTATAGATGAGCTTGTAAACTTTGGAAGTAAATCACATGATGACTGCTTAGATGCCTCTGCGATAGCGTTACAAGCTGCTGGGGTCAGAAAGAGGATAGAGGCAAGGTAAACGGTAAGTTTTAACTCCATTTAGTTCAGATATTTCACACTTCCATTCTTTTAAAAGCCTCCGAACATATCTTCTAGTCCCACCACTACCAGACTTGCAGCCAACAACAAAATAACACTGGTCTAATGTTACCGCATTACCTTCTTCCATAAACCTTCTTAATATATTTTCTGTTGAGTCGTAAGTTACAAATTCAAATTGTTCAAGTAGATGTTCATTATTGATTGGCACAATAACCAAAGCGGCATTGTGTCTTCTACCCTTCGCGCATTTAACTAACCCTAATTCTATGAGTTCATGAACCACCCTTAAAGATGTACTTTTATCCGCCCTTAATACATTAGTTAAATCTTTTATATAAGTAACTCTATTATTTGAATTAATAAAATCTAAGGCTTTTTTTCTGTTTCCACCTAAAACATCTACCTTCTTATATTGGTTAAATTCATCAAGTAAATGTTTTCTGTCAGTGTCAATATAGATTTTTTTAACTTTATTGAGCTTAATAAAAACAACTTTTTCAGTTTCGACCAACTTAACTAGTGCAGTATAAACAGACTTTTTGACCCAAGTTTTCTCCTCATTAATTTGGGATGCAGTAGATGGACGTGATAAACTTTTTAATCTTTTTAATATTTCATCAGGTAAAGTTGTCTTTTTCTTTGGTTTAAGACTTTCTATATACTCATCAAGTAAATCTTTTCTATCAGCATCTATGTAATAGGCTCTGGCTGTAGACTTCATAGTTACTATTTCACCACTTGCCAGTAAGACTTTCAACCATCTTTCCAGGGTGACTTTACTTGATACTCTATCTGCATACATCTCTCTGACAGATAAAGGTTTATCAGTGTTTTTTAGGTGGTTTAATACTGTCTGTCTATAGTTGGTTATTTCTCTTTTAGGCTTATCTTCTTTAACTTTTTTGCCTGTTTTAGTTGTATCTACTTCAACCTTCTCAACTCGTTTAACTACTTCATCTATTAGCTTTTGGTTTTTGAGCATTTTAAAGCAGTCAATGCAAACTACTCTACTCTCTACTTGCCACTCCATGTTATTACGAAATTTGTGGCACGACTCACACCGCCCAACCTTGGTTTTTATTTGAATAGCTATCATAACTTTAACTTCTGTTTATTTTGCTATTGGTTATTATAACCCGCAAGGTAACAAAAGAAAAGGGGCATGGTAGCCCCTAACAAATTACGGAATTAAATTGTTGCGTCAAAATATTTGTTCATTTTTTTTGCAATTTCTTCATCAAAAACAATTCCTTCTGCTTTTAGCATTGGGAATGCTGAACACCCAAGGAAAGCATTCATTAAAGATGCCGCAAATACAGAGTCCTTCTTCATCAAAGAAAGGATTTCATCTAAAACTTGATGTACTTGAAGGCTATGAGTTACTTTATATCCTTCAACCCCTTTTGAGGCACTTCTGACTTCTACCCATCGAACAGACTTTTTCACATTGCCCCAGGCTTTTACCTGCTCATTTTTGCTAGGATGATTAAACCCAAATTCTTGATAAGGCGCAAGATACTCTGAACTACAACCAATTAGGCTTGGAATATAAACTCTATACCCCAACTTCTCCCAAGCTGCATCTTCTAGATCATCTATCCCTAATACTCTGTTTGCTCTAGAAGCATCAGCCATTTTTTCTAATAAAGACATAGCCAAATTTTCCAATCAATTTACTTAAACTACATTAAACTAAATAGGGGCGTAGCCCCCATAAAAAACTATTTTGAATCAGCAAGCCTTGCCCCCTATTCTTAGTATAAAAACACTAGGAATAGGGGCTATTATGCCGCCAAAAGATTAAACTAAATCATTAAAACCCACCATCTATATAGCAATTTTCTGGAAGGTTGAGAAGGATAGGATGATTTGGATTAACTTCAGTCATTCTGACTTCCTGATAATACCTACCCGCTTCGGTGCGAGTTCCTGGCACTACTTTCCATTCTGTTCCTGTGGCTGGCTCTTCTGCGTGTCCAGCAACACTTCCGTCCCAGCAGTCTGCAAAGAGTCTAACTGTTAAACCAGATTTAACAATCGCTTCTTGAATAGACATAATTCCTCCAATCAATTTACTTAAACTACAACAAACTAAATAGGGGCGTAGCCCCTAATAAAATTTATTTAATACTGTCTATGACAAAGAACTTTGCCATCACCAATAACTGATTCTTCTCTAACAGTCCAACCATTTCTATCAAATGTTTCATTCAGGATTTCAATATTGATAGGTTTACGTCGAACATCAGATAGGTCTTCATCATCGTAATCAGGTTGGTCAACTCCATACCTTGCGTCTGGCAGCCTTGGAAAGCTACCATCTTCTGATTGCTTAACGATGTCATAGCTACTATATAAATCGCCGCTTGCGCGATAAATATCAATTAAACAAACACCCATTTCAATTTTGTCAGATTTAATTAATTCCATAACAAACTCCAATCAATCTACTTAAATTACAACAAACCAAATAGGGGCGTAGCCCCCATAAAAACTATTTCGAGTCAGCGTAGGATTTTCCTACTTCCGTCACCAGAGGCTGCACCGCCCCTCCTAAAAAGGAGTGATTGCGGCATATTTCATTCGCAATATCTTCTGCCTCTTTTAGATTAGAGGCTTTGATATACTCGTACCCAACATTGCCTGGAATGGCAAAGACATAATTACGCATAACATATTCTCCAAATTTATTTTACTTCACAACTAATTAGGCGTTAGCCTTGCCCCCTATTCTTAGTATAAAAACACTAGGAATAGGGTGCTTCCAGTCAATTATCTACCTGAACCACGTTCCATGAGAAACTCCTTTTATTTTGCTAATACTTCAATTCTAATGGGGCAGTCGCCCCTGTACCACTGGGGAAAGTGGGGAGGATAATCCCCAGTGGTAGTCATCAGGTCAGGCTAGGGAACACCACCTAACTTGCTGCAATGATATCACGTAATTGTGACACTGACAACTCTGCAAGCAGAATATTTTCAATTACTTGCTGCATTATTTTTTCAGCATTGCGCTTGTCAGTCCCCTTGACAATTACTTGAAAATCAGGAATAGACCTACCAACGCCGATTACCCATTGCTTACAACGTCTGGCGTTAGCTTTGTAGCCATCAGCCATCATTTGTCTAACTTGAGAGTCCGTAGCTGGGATATGCTCAAGAACTTCTGAATGTTGTTCAACCAATGCAGGAGCAATATCGTCTATGGAAACAACTTGGGGAACAGCAGCTATGCGTTCACAAGTTGCCAAATAATTGTCAATAAACTTCTGAGTACGTTGAGACTCAGGGCAACGGTCGAACAAATATTTGGCTTGCTCAAGGGTGAAGCACTTGGCAAATGATTGAGGTTGGCGTGGGTCAAATCTGCGGAAAACGGATTGAGCTACCTTGGAAACAGTTTGCTTAACTTGAGTTACTGCAACTTTAATGGGCTTGACAAATTCGTATGCAGTCTGAGCAAAGCCACGGAACTTCATTACAGCGTACTCTGTTTGTCTTTGAAACCATTTGCCTTTGATACCACCAGCTTTATCGCAATTGGACAAAAGGTATTCTAAAGACTGTAAAGATGTAACGGCAAATTCACAAGTTCTGTGGTAAATATTTTTGGAATCCTTTAACAAATAAACACCGTCAAGTTTTCGTTCGTTTCTAACATACTTGGAATAATCTTTCCAGTATAGACGGACAATGAATGTACCAATAGGGCATTTAGCCCCTTGATACTGGCGAGATTCTTTCAAGCAAGTAACTGTGATTTCAGGCTTGACTGACATAACAGACTCCGATTATTTTGCTAATAAATTGAGCTAGATACAGTCGTTGTAGGGGCTATCTAGAATTACCCAAAGTGCGTCCACTTAACTACACAAAACTAGTAGGGCGCGTAGCGTCCATAAAAAAAAGAGGGCATTAAACCCTCTCTATATATCTAATCCATGCTTCCCAAATAAGGGGTAAACACAGCCGTCCCATCATCAAATAGGAGTATGTCTTGAGGCAAAGCCCATTTATAATGGACTTTACCTTCTTTTTTTAGCTTTTCCAGGTGTTCCCATAAATAATCTTTATTTGGGATAGGTCCACTGGACTCAATATAATATTCTCTTCTAACCCAGTTCCTTTCTGAGCCTTCTGCATAAGCATTGGCTTCGGAAATCACAGTTATTTGAATCATAAAACCTCGAACAACTAATTAAACTACAACTAAATCAAGATGCGTAGCGCACATAAAAAAAGACCAGCTTTTACACTGGTCTTAAATTGAAATTAACCTAGAGGGCAATATTGGGGGATGTATTTATACCCTTCATTGTAAAGGTCTGAAACACGATATCCCCTGTCTACTAGCTCTAAAGCCATATCCCATGGCGGGATACATTCTTCGACTTCACTTCTGTCTTTTGTTGCGTAGCCGAAATTAAAATACTCAATCATATCTAAATACTCGTTCATCTGTAATGCCAAAATAGCAGAGTAAAAATTCTCAACTTTAATTTGGAAAACCATAGCAAACTCCAAACAATTAACTAAAACTACAAACTAAAATTAATACGCGTAGCGCACATAAAAAAACACCCACCGGATTAAACCAATGGGTAAAAATTGAGTATTAAGCTAAAAGATTACGTCTTTTAACGCCTATGTTTTCGCACTCAAGATAGTCTAATGGGACTACATGAACGTTGCCGTCAGGAGTTTTGAATGAGTTGAAATCATCAGCATCTGTTTTAGACTGCAATAAGACTGAAAGGTTAACAAGTGAAGCTAAAGCACTGTCACCATTATTAACATCAACCCAAAGAACATGGGTTACACTATCATGCTTGGGCATTTCAAGAATTAACCCTTTACCAAACTTAGCTTTTTGAAAGTAAAGATTCTCAATAGTTTTTGTACTACCTTTAACCAACAAAGTAATGGATTTAATCTCCCCACCTTTCCAAAAAACCCATTTAAAAACATTAGAGTCTAGCTGTTGCAAATTTAGTGTACTAACGGACTTAATAGCCCATTGAGAAAAGATATTGCAAGCTAATTCTGAAACTTGAACTGTTGTGTAAGCCATGATAAACTTTAATTAAATTAACTAAAACTACAAACAAAAAAAAGGGAGGCGTAGCCTCCCATAAAAACCTTTATTCGATTAAGCCTAGATAAAAAAGTTCCCTTCACGATTCAACCTTTCTATCAAGTTTTCATCTTTTAAAGGCTGAATTTTAATTTTAAATCCCAAAGACTGAGATATTTTCTCGTATTCTAATCTTCCATTTACGCAGTAATCTTTAGATTTAAACTTTCCAAAATAAGGATTACCGGACTTCCATTCCGTAAAGTAATAAGTCATTTCTTCTGGTAAATTTAAGTTGGTCATTTCTTTTTCTCCGATTAGTTAATTTCCACCAAAAGTAATTAGGCGTTAGCCTTGTACTTGCTAACGCCAACAGGTTAGACAATTTCTTTTTCAATCATATACAAGCAAGCTGCATATAATATTTGGGTATGGCATTCATAGGGAACACCTTTAACTGGAGTAAAGTTTTTCCATTCACCACAAAAACAGGTGAGGGCATCAACCTCACCCTGCTTAATTTGATTTGCTAAGGATTTCATTTGAGTCCAATATTGTTGGGCAAATTCAATATCTTCAGGGTTGAATTTATTCCAACGCTCATTAATTAAGTCCCAAGTAAACAATTTGAATTTATCAAGGCATTCTTTTAGGTCTTTAACTAACCAACGGGCTTGAGACCGTTTCCAGCTAAATGGATTGCCTAATTTCCATTGTTTATTGGATTTAAGTCTACCACAATAGACGATTTTAGTATTACCAATGTAACCGTTTTTATGACGTAGGATGTTCATGATTTAATGCAAAATAAACTACAACTAAATAATTTAGGAGCGTAGCGACCATAAAAAATAGGTGGCTTTTACACCACCTAATTCATTACTCATCAACCACAACTTCATAAGCTGCAATTAAGCAACTTATAAAATTACTTTCAGTACCCACGCCTTCCCACCTTGAACCTTTTACCCCAACTATATGACTACAGGTCTGTAGCCACTCGATACCACCACGTGCGGTAATGTGGTGAGTAAGGCGTGGGTATTGCCTTAGCTTGGCAGCAATAATCCTAATCATTATTGCTCTATCCTTTACAATGTCACCTGTTTTATGTAGTTTATAGGCTGTTTCAGCGTCAGGGAAAACAACCCCATTTTTATCAACAATAGGGTAGTGATTTTTTAGCTTGCCTTTTCTAAAGGCAATTTCAGTGCAGTTAGTTAATGCTGCACTTAATCCATCGGAGCTACCGCTCCAAATATTGCAGGATTTAAACATAAACCACCATAAATTACACCTACAAAGTAGGAGCGTAGCGACCATAAAAATCTTTATTGTTTCAATTTTTTGTTCAAAGCTTCTGCTAATTTAATGGCTTTGGCTTTAGTCAAACCAATTTTAATGTTAGTTAATTTACCATTAAGTTTCCAGATAACAGACCAGTATCTGTCATTGTTAAGCAGCATTTGGACAGCATGAAAGTTGTTTTCAGATAACAACTTTCTAGCGTTGTTAAATTCAACTACAGCAGCCTGAGTTATTTCTTTAGACATATACAGCACTGTTGTGTTGATACTTCACTGCTTATAAGGCGTTAGCCTTGTACTTTGTATGCTTACCAATCAGGGTAATCTGTATTGTCAAGATTAATCCGTTCTTCTTCTAATTTTTGCTTGAGATAATTAGCTAAGTCTAATACTTCTTCATAAGCGTCTTGTAAAGCACTTCTGTTGTTGAAAGGTTGTAGTGGAGTACCATATTTACGAATGCCTATCTGTTTCCGGTACAAGATGTCTGCGGCAACCAGGTTGGCTATGTGGGGAAGGTTGTTAGGGACTGGGTTAGGCAATGGTTGCATAAAATTTTGCAGTGGTTTTAGATTATCCCTTCAATTTTCCTTGTTAAAGCCTCTTGGATTTGGATTAATAACTAAATACCCCAGAAAGATATTAAAGGCATTTAAAACACAAAAATAGAGGCAAATCAGAGGACGAGCGGCGGAAAGCTTATCCCCAGGAAAAGGCAAAGGCGTAGACCAAAGAAGGAAATTCTGTGGTGGGAAAGCAAGGGTAAACCCAGTACAGAAGGTTTTCTAGCATTGTGTACCCTCTAGCCCTCTAACTTCTGGTTTTCTAATAGCCTGTTTTTCTAGCAGCCTGTTTTTCTAACAGCCTATATACCCTAACAGCCTGTTTTAACAAAGCTAGTTTAAACTTTCTTGCTGGTTTAAAATTCTTTTGGTTTTTAGGTGAAAGTTTTCCCTGCGCGCACCAGGCGATAGCCTGTCTATATTCGGAGGTGTGTTGCAAATAGGACACCTGTTCAAATAAAGTAGTCTTCTTATATCGTGCGTAATTTAATTAATATAATATATTAACTAATATATATAATATAAGAGCAGCGTTTATTTGCTTGATGGTAGCAATAGAGACGTTGGTTAAAAAGGTATTTTGATAGGGTTGAAATAGGCATTTAAAAGTTATTTTGTATTAATTGAAAGCGTTACTGTTAAAGGATTTTAGTTTATTTTAATTATTAGAAAATAGCAGGGAATAAGTATATCTTTGTACGGATTACTGAGAAGGTATGTAGAATGACTGAGTTCACTATGATATTGTACGATTAGCCATACACAGATTAAATAATGTTATGCTGCTATCAAGCAATCGTGGTCTTAGATGGGCTGAAAGCATAGTGGTTGACCAATTGTCACTTTGTACAAGTCAAGCAAGTTGCGGTCTGGCGTTTTGTACAAAGCCTTTGGCGTTTTGTACATACTGAGATTGTCAAATTTGGTTTAATGTTATTTGGTTTACTTTAAATTAAGTAGATTAAGCTTGCTTTAATCTGTCTTCTCAGTGATTTTGTTGTTATTAACTTGATTACAGTTAATAGGCTGCAAATAATCCATTGTAATTTCTACTAGAAGAATGTCATCTGAAAGACTAAGTGTATTAATATTGCAAACGTAGTTGTAGTCTTGGTTTCAGGGGTTGTGCGAAGCCAACAGAAGAAAAGGAGGGACAATGCCCTCCAAGAATAAATTAACCAAACACTTCCTTTGATTCCTCAAACTTTGACAAGGCTTCATCACCTTCTCTGGCGAGTCTCTGACCTTCCTCCTCCAAAGCTTCTCTGAGTTCTTCACAACTCATATCCTCAAAACCCTTTATCTGGTCAAGCTTTGCAAAATGTCTGAGAGTGGACAAATCATAAGAATAAATATCGAAATAACTTAAGACCAACATAATCAATACCTGAATTAACTACATCTATATATAGGGAGCGTAGCGACCATAAAAAAAGGAGGGACAATGCCCTCCAATTGTTTACTCTCTGTAACCGTCCTCATTAAATGAGGACTTTACCTCCTCAAGGGCTTCCCTTAGCATTTCCATGCTCATATCCTCATAGCCCTCAACCTCGTAGAACTCTGCCAGATTCATGAGTTCTTGTTTCCCAGCCAAGTGAATACGATTCAGTGCTGACAGTTTAAATGTGATTCTCATAACCAAACCTCGTTAACTACAACTATATATAGGGAGCGTAGCGACCATAAAAATAGCTTTGCCAGAACAACAAGCTGCAAGACTTGTCACTTAACCACAAAGTCTGCTATATTGTATTTACTTGGTTGAACTAACTACGAGTGAGTAGACGCAAACCACCACGATGTAAGGCTCTTGAGGCTTTGAAGTGTAGAGCTAGTGAGGAACTAGGCTTGGTTAGCAGACGAAATGCCGGATAGAGTTCAGACTTGGTAAACAGTCCTTTAAGCAATCGTGAGGACACCGGGCTAAAGTTCTGCCTTACCTGGGAAACCGGGACTTGGTTGAGAGACCCTCAATTAAAGTAAAGAATTAGTTGGGAACTCTAAAGTTCTGATTGCAAGTTGGTTGTAAAACCTGATTACCTATATTGTTTTAGCCCACTGTCTAGACAACTGAATATTTAAATTGTTAAAGAGGTTCTTTGACTGGGTTTATTTTAGCTTGGTTTATAGGATGCTCTGTTTTGTCGTGTTTACCTCTTGTATCTCCCATTCCAATATCTCAAGTGTATCCGCATTTGTAGTCCCCATAATCAGACAAGACTAACATCAAAACCTATCAGGCGTTAGCCTTGTCCATGCGAAAGACAAACGGGGGGAATTTCACCCCCAGGAAGTTATTGTGACTGCAAAGCTGCAATCAACTCAGACTTTCTCATGCTGCCATATTTGGGTATAGCCCTTTGTTTGGCTATACCTTTCAGTTCCCTAACTGTTAGGGAGTTGTAATCTAGTTCCTTGCACTTAGATTGCTCAAATTGAGCATCTAGGTTTGCCCAAAGGTCAGAGCCAGGGATTGGAAGCTTAGGAATCATTTGTTCCTTGGCTAATTCAATTATATTAACTTCAGTCTCTGGTAATTGAACTTGTCCAGCGTTACTCCAAATCACTTCAAGGTCAAGAATTATATCCGCGGTCATGCAAGCAAACAATGCAAGTATTAAAACCAAGCAGAAAAAGACTGAGTAATCCATATCTTTTATAAACCGTTATTTTGCTAACTACAATTACTAGACAGGGCGTAGCCCACATAAAAAAAAGGGGCAATTGCCCCTGTACTTATGACTTACAAAATCTCATAGCCTCCTCTTCAGGAGAATACTCGAAACCGCAAGATTCAAGTAATTCCCTTAAATTGAGGTTGACCCTAGTGTCGTAATAGAATGCGATATCGCACTCAGCGGAGTCAACTGCCATTTCTATGAGTGGCTTTAATTTGAGGTCTAAGTTATTTTGAGCAAGCCACCACTCATAATCATCCATGTCGTCCCCACTAGCGGGGATATCTTTACCATTGACTTTAATAGAGAGCAGTTGCTCTCCTGTTACTGGGCAGGCCTTGAGGCAAACCTGAAAGTTAACGCCTAAATTAACCTTGCCTTGGTTGGCAAGGGTTCTCACACAAATTGCGTCTAAGACTTGTGAAGGAATTTCCTCCACAAAAAATTCGCAACGATTTAACCGCTGAATGCTCCAACGCTGTTGGAACTTGCATCGGTGATGCTGCAAATATGAACAAAGCTTGTCTCCCAGGTAACTGGGAACTGCGATTAAATATACACTAATTTTGCTTGTACATCCCCACTCAGGGATATATAAGACCTCAAACCTTGGGTCAGACATATATTTAACTTGGTTAACTACGCCACAATTAGGGCGCGTAGCGACCATAAAAAAAGGGAATGGTTTATCCATTCCCTAATAAGTTAGAACCCAACCAATGGGTCATACGACCCAATCATAAGGTCGTTCCACAACTCGGATTGAGTCCGAGCTTGTTTACGAATCTCTAGGTATTCTTCAATATCTTGAAGAGTTACCCATCTGCTCTCAAGAATCTCTGAGCATTGTTGAACAGATACAGGAACATGATACTCAGGATAATCTTCATCCGGAGTTATGTCATAGTCAGCTAGTGACCACAACACAGCCGCCAAATCAGCATCAGAAAGTGTAGCAAGAAACTCTGTAAACATAAACCAATAACCAAATGAACTACACCAATTAGTTGGGAGCGTAGCGACCCATAAAAACTTCATTGGTTTAAAATTGAGGGCATCACCCCCTTTTTTCTTTTGGTTAAAATAATATATATAAATTGAGTTTGCCCCCTCAAATATATATAAATAATATAGTGACGTTATTCAAATTTCCACTCAAATATATATAAATAATATAGTGACGTTATTGAAATTTATAAGCTCAAAAAATATATATAAAACTGTACACATACGCAAAAGAAAATATCCACCCTAACTCGCATAGGGTGGATAAAGTGAAGTAGTTAAAGTGTATTCTTATAGTTCCTAGAAACCATAATGTGAATAACGGTTTTCAACTGAGTTGAGATATTCGTTTTCATAGTAGTTGTCTTCTTCTGTTTCCAGTTGTAGGGATGCAATAACATCAGCAAATAGATTGAGAGTTTTGTCAAGAAGGAGCGTAGTCATAAGTCACAAATTACAAACATCACCATTTTTAAGGCGTTAGCCTTTGTAATAGGAAAACTACTGCAAGCAAAACAAATACAGGATTTAAAATGGAATCAATAATCGAAAAACAAGAAGAGATAATTACTCAATTGCAATTAGCAATAGAGCATTATTTAGAAAAAGGTGACTTAGAGACAGCACTTGTTTATTCTGAGTTATTTAAACTTAATTGCGAAGCTTATAAGTCTTTAGTTTGTAATAAAGAGGCTAAAGAAGAAAAGCCTGTATTTAGATTTGGGAAAGAAAATCCTCAAGCTATTTCTCAAAAACAGATACCAGTAACAACAGGTAAAAAAGCTAGACAGGATTATGAAGCTAGAATGCTCAACGAATATTTACAACAACTACCTCAAGGTGCTGTTGTAAACAAGATTCAATCTTACCAAGAACCAAAGACTTTAGTTTCACAATACAGTTACGGTGATGGACAGGACAACCCCAAGATTAGAGCTAATGATGTTAATGGTAATTGGGGTAAAAATGGAGAACCTAATCAAATTATTACACCACCACAACAGTTGATTAACAACTCCAGGATTGCTAACACAGAAATGAGTGAGGAAGACAATTTATGGGGAGAAGACCCACGTAGAAGTTTAAATAAAAGATAAAGGAAGAAATGCAAATAAAAGATATTGAGCTAAATATGGAGACCATAGGCATTATTTGTTCAGTAATTGGTTTTATCTATCAGATTGCTAGAATGGAAGCAAAAATAGAAGATTCAATTGAGGCAGTAAATAAAAAATTAGAACTTCACATTGAAGAGGTAGCCGGAGACAGAAAAATGATTGAATACAAAATGACTACAATTACAGAACAAGTAAAAGAAATTGTAAGTTGTCTTCACAATGGAGATAAATAAAACAAAAACCTATTACAATCTAAAGAAAACAAATGTATGGTTACGAGATTATGGCAACAATTAACCAAATATTAGAAGCTGTATATGCCAGAGAATACAAACAAAATGTAGGTGGCTCTACTCTTGTCATTCACAACCACCTAGCTCAAATGATAATGTTTGGGGTTAGACAAGGAATAGAAATATACCCAGACCAGGACGATGATTTTGATAGTAGAAAAAAGTTTTTAGATAACATCTGGAAGCAAAATAAGGTTGGCATTTACCTAGATGAAATTTGGAAAAGACATCTAGGTAAAGGTCAAGTTCTTTTCTATCTTAGACCAACCAAAGAAGGTAGTTATAAATTTTATTTCTTTGACAAAGATGAGTTTAGAGACTACTATAATCTTGATGGTGAATTGAATGAAGTCGTAATCCGTTATTCTTATAAAGAGCGTGGAAATTATCAGAATCAAACTAAGTGGATTAAGTTAACAATTAATTCTGAAACAATTACACAGACTTATTCTGAAGCTCCTCCTAACTTTGAACAAGACCAGCAGGCAATTTTTTCAACTAATGTTAAAACCACTAAGAATACTTTAGGTTTTATCCCTTGTGTTGTTGCTAAAAATAATCCGTCTAAACCAGGAGAACCCGGAGTAGGTGAGTTTGTTCAACTAGCATCTCAAATAGAAAAACATGACAGCCAACACCTAGCTATTGATGAAAACCTAGACTTTTTTGGTAATCCGAGTTTAGTTACTACACGGTCCATTAAAGAAGTTGTTACAGAGGCTTATGAAGACAGACGTAAATCCAGGACAATGTCTAGTGCCTCTGGTTTTTATGGCTCTACTCCTAGTACAGTAAATCAAGACCCCACAAACTATGGAAAGAGTGTAAACGGCAAAGTTAAAAAAGTAATTGGTAATGTTCAGGGAGATGAAAGATTTGGGTATATAGCACCTGACCCTATATCTCCTGACCATGTGCGCCATGTACAAGATAATAGAGAAGCAATCCATTACGCTCTAGGAGGAATAGATGAAAGAGGAATTAGTTCTAACGCCACAGCTTACGCGAATAAATCGGTTTACGGTAGAGTTAATGCAACAGCATCCAAAAAATGCGAAGCTATATACACCTACGGCATCTGCAAACTGTTCGAGATGGCAATTGCAGCAGAAGAGGACTTATTTAGACTCTCACTTGCAGCAGCTTTAAATAAGTTTGATAAAGAAACTGGACAACCAGATATTTCGCAAATAACTAATGAATTTATTGCAGGATTACTTGATAAGAATAAAATCCCACCCAATGTATTTGGCTTATCTCCAGTAGGAAGAGTAAAAGGACAGTTACAACCTATCGGGAGTAGAGAAGTTAAATGGCGACATAAAGGGGAAGTATTTGAGCCTGACGCAAATGATATCCAACGAGCTACTATTGCAGCTAGAAACTATCAGGAATTAGGAGTAAGAAGTCTTGAGGCTTTAAGAACCGTATTTCCTAATAAAACTGAAAAAGAATTAGAAGCAATGTTGCAAGGTGGATACCCATTTAGATATATGAGTGCAGTTGCATCTTCTACAGGGCAAATGCTTCAGCTTTACGGACAAATGGGACAACTGCCTAACAGTCAAAATAATGCTCCTTTAGCATCTGAAATACCTCTCATCCCATTGATAAATAGGTCAATTCAAACCCTTTACCAGGAATTAGATTACAACCCTGAATTAACTCCAGTACAACCTGGAGACATCCCTAACTATTCAACAGGATATTCAAATTATGACCAATACAGCAATCAACTTCCCATCTCAGGGGTCAGCGGCAATGCAACCGGAGTATCAACCTCAACAAAGTCCAGGTCAAGTAGTTCAATTTCCCCAGCAGTCCCAACCTACCCAACCCCCTTACAGTCATCAGGAGTCCTACCCCTCAACGGAATCAATCAACAGAGCCAACAACCCGGACTCATGGAAGGACAACTTAATCAACAACTTGCTATCCCGCCTGAGTACACCGTTGGGATTCCCTCAGCAGGGGCAACAGTCACGGACGTTACCAGGAACTCACAACCCCAACAACCCTTACTCGGTAGTCAACCAGGTTACGGAAGCACGCCAGCAGGCATACCCCCAGACCTCGCAGTATCAGCAAGAGAACCCGGTAGTATCTGGCAGCAGCTATTCCCAACATTCTCAAAAGCTTTTACTAAACGTAAACCCAAGCCAAAAAACTGATAACTTCCCCGGTAGAAGAAATTACTCTAACAGTTCAACTGAAGAACTGATTCAGCAATTCGGACCACGTGCTGCGGAAATTCTAAACGAGTACGCTTGTCAGCTTGAAGATAAAATGGAAGCATTGACTCAAGCTTATCAAGAGTCAATGGCTTATAACGTCCGCTCTTTCGAGACTATTCAGGCGTTAGCCCCACACATTCAACGTTATCAAGCAATGGAGAACTTGATGACCGACCCTGATAGTTTAGCTGCTTATACGGTAGATTTCTTTACTTACGTTCAACCATTACCAGAACGTCCTAACGCAGCACCACTAGTTAGACCTGACTTCCCAGCAGTTCTTAGCAATCCTCAACCTGGAGTTCCTGACTTATCTCAAATCCACCCTTCAGAGCGATGGAAAGTAGCTGATGCTATGGAACGTCAAGGTATGTGGGAAGGTAAGGTCTTGATTCAGGTATAGATTTTATGGGAGTTCAAATACTCCCTAATTAAATTATTCAGAGAGAAAAATTATGGCAACTGCAATAGAATTAGCCGCAATGGGCTTAATACCCGCAGGAGTTTATGGGGCTAACGCCTTAATTGGCGGTGAGGGAGATAGATTTGATGAGAAATGGGAAAGAACAGCAGCAAATACAGCAGGGAATCTAGCTGGCGGCTTGGCTGGATATAGAACTTTTGGAGGCGGTATTCCTGGAGTTCTTGCCGGAACTATTGGTGCATTGGGTGGTGGTTGGCTATCAGACAGAGTATCAAATGTTTTTGATGCAGATATGGGACTTACTCAAGAAGGATATCGGCAGCGAGTCCTGAATGGTGAAGTACCTATGAATAGAATTTCTCCCACAGAATTACTTAATGCACATCTTGAAAAAGACCCCATAGCTCAACAAGCTATGTACCAAGAAAAGATTCGCCAGATAAGGTTGATGCAACAAGAAGAACAACGTCAACAAAGGTTAATAGAGCAAGAGCAAGAACGTCAGAAGATTTTAAATTACAAAGCTCAAATGGCTCAAATGTCTCAAATGTCTCAACAACGAGGAGCGTAAGTAATGCAAGCTAATGATGCAATGAGAATACTTGGTAGTGCAGCCGCCATGGGACTACTTGGAAGTGGTGGTGCATTAGCCTATAATGCTATCTCTAAACCAACACTAGATGAATATGGTAATACAATTGAGTCTAATGATATCAACCCTTTTGTTGCTGCTTTGGGTGGTGCAGCAATAGGGGCGGCAAGTAATTATGGGTTTAACAAATGGGTAAAAAATAGAGTTCACAATAATTTAGATGCTCGCGCTCGTGGAATGAATGCAGGTGTATCGTCACAACCCCAACAGTCGCCGGATATTGATATTGATATTGATGTTGCTGAAACCGTAAAACCTCCGTACCCTGATTTTCGCAATATGAGCGATGACCAGTTTAAAGAGTTTTATACCACCAGGCATGATTACAGCGGGTCAACAAACGACAGAAAAGCAATTCATAATAGAATGTCAGACATTGTAGGCAAGGAAGTAGAGAAATATGAACAAACAGCACAAGTGGCGCAAGTGTCACAACAACCTCAATCAGTTAAACCTGCTTCTAATTGGCGTGATTTAGACGACCGTGCTTTTATTCAAGCCATTAAAGATATATCAGACCCTGAAGGTGGGTTTTACACAACGCCTGAAGACAGTTATTATGTTAACCAAAGAATTTCTGAGATAAAAACTGCACATCCTGAATGGTGGAAACCAGTACCTTCTAATCCAGGTCTAGGTGGTATGACAATTGACGTTAATGCTGAACGTCCAGTTGTTCAAGTAATTCCACTTAACCCAATGGAGCTACAAAACCCAATGTCTCCACCTGGAATGAAAACTGTGGTAATAAAACAACCACCTAAAGAACCAGGACAGGAAATGATGGAAGAGGCTTTAAGGTTACGGGAGTTGGCTGCTAGGCAACAGCAGGAGTTGGCTGAACAGCAAAGACTTCAAAATCTCCAGCCAAAGTACCATCCACGTGATGTAGATGAGCTAACAGCATCTATACGATGGTTAGAAGATAATAGAGTTAATTACGAGGCTCGAAAGCAAGGTAATACGCATTCCAATTTTGATGTATTTGGTGAAGCTGATGGATATTGGGAGGCTCAAAAAAAAAAGAGCGTAGTTGATACGCCAGAAAGAACTTTTGTTGGTGGGAATTACCGTAATAGAGAGAATTCAAACAAACTTCCTCAATGGGCTATTGATGCACAGAATAGACCCTATACCCCGCCAAGTGACCCACCGGGAAATAGATTAATTGGTGGAAACTTTGAAGGAAGAGGTAAATATAGCTTGCCAGCTTGGGCAAGCAATAATGCCAGAAAAGTAGAATCTCAAATAGCAGAAATGCAAGATGAGGTAAACCAACAAATTATCAACTCAAGGAATTACGATTCTCGATTTGGTGATGATGTCCAAGAATACCGCATTGCTCCTACTGTAGATTATGATAGTCTTTTACAAATCATAGAAGAAACAGGAGGATTGGGTAACTTAAGTCAAGCTAGGAGTGACGCTAGAGACAGAATGGATATTATTCACAATCGTGTCCACAGAAGATAAATAAACAAAAATAAATCCCTTAATCGCAAGGAACGATTAAGGGACTAAGCCTGTAAACAACTATATCTAAATCTTATATTTCCTATGAGGTTATTAAAAAATAAATGGCTTTTATTGATGCAGATTTTCCCATTCTTTTAGGACAAGAACTGTATCGCCCTGATGCTAAATACATTATGAAATACATTACTCGACCACGGGTAAAACATGATTTCATGAAGCAGCCGGGTGACAATATTCAGTTAGACAGATACGCATTCTGGCAAACCCCTGAAGCTGGCTTCAATAAAGCTGCACGTCAACGGGGTGCTACTCAGGTAATTGGTGTAAACAACTCTCGGAATATCACCAAAGATAAAGTGATATTAACTCTCGAAGAGTATACTGGACCAGCCGACCCAAACAATCCTGAAAGTCCATCTACTTTTCAGATTCCTATCAAAGACATCATGACTGCTCAACGCCAACTATGGCAATACGGGCAACGTGCGTTTCACGATAGTATTGGTAGTTCTAACCTTCTCCAGGACTTCCGTAAATGGGAAGACCGTCTATATACCAACGAGTTATTGAAGACAACTTTTATTTACAATCCACGGGGTATTGCCGATGGTGCAACGGTCAACCTAACTCAAGCTGACTTTGGATTTAACGGACAACCACCTCAATTTAATGTCAATGACTTAGAGACCGTAGTAGCAGATTTGTTTACCCGTAACTGCCCACAGTTTGAAGATGGTAACTATGTCTGCGCTTGTTCTGCTATCTTCATCAAACATTTGAGAAGTGATAGCAAGTTCCTAGAGATTACCCGATACTACGCTAGTAACCCCAGCTTAGTTCCGGCATCTGCCATGACTAACGGTGCTGCTGGTAGTTTTGCTCCTCCCCAAATAAACTTCAATGCTGCTCCTTGGCAATCTGGTTTAACCGGTGGGCAGGCAAACGATGTAATGGGTCAAGTAATGATGCCTATGGGTTTTGTTTTTGACGGCGTAAGATTTTTCGCCTCTAACAACTTACCTAAAGCACAGGTTACACTTAATTATACCAACTCTGTTAACACTACTAATGCACCTAATGGTAGTGCAGTTAGAACTGGAGAACTGGGAATCTTCTATGGGGCTGAAGCTATTGGGGTTGGATTAGGTGGTAATGGACCAGAAATTCTACTTAATAACAACGACGATTTTCAACGGTTTGTCATAGCCATTTGGAGATGAATATTGTCTCGCTACTTGGCAACAAGTAGGCAATAATTCGGTGAAAACGGTGGATGCCGCCACTTAAATGGCAAATACCGTGCCAAGCCAGGGGAAGAGTAATAAGTACCCAGGAAGGTGTAACGACTAATGGGTGAGCAACTCAAGCAATAATCCCAACACGAGTGCCGAACAACTCACTGAGTTGAAGAGATAGTCTGGACTTACAGGTAGTGGTTTAACTGTAAGAGCTAAAGGATAAAGAGCCTTTAGGGTAACATCCGTATATGGAAGCTGGGAATTACTAGACGCTAGATTTGTAACTACTTGTAGAAGTTTTACTAACTAGCGCAGAAAAGAGGGGGTAAAACCCCTCAATTTTTTTGTTTAAACGTGAGTCCAGGCTTCACCCTGTTTAATTCTGTTAATCAATTGATTAGAAACTCCATATTCTCTACCAATTGCACAACAGGATAGTCCTTGCTTTAGCTTTTCCCTTATCTCAAATATTTGAGATTCAGTAAGCTTGGAACATCCATGCTCAGAACCTTTTCTTGGTGGTAACTGGTAATAGTTTTGCCTTCCCTTTTTAATCATGTCTTGCATATTGTCTTTGTGAGTGCCAAGAAATAAATGCTTAGGATTAACACATTTTCTGTTATCACATTTATGACAAACAATTAATCTTTCTGGTATTTCACCATTAGCTAAAATCCAAGAGGCACGATGTGCAGGATAATGAGCTTTGTTAGGGTCAAACCTAAATTGTCCGTAACCACCATTATTAATTCTGGCTTGCCATTCCCAACATTCATCCTCACCACACACGTCAACTTTACCCCAAAACCTTTCGGCTGGTGGTTTGCTAATTTTAACCATTGATTCACTCCTCAATAATTTCTTCTACAAAAGGTGCTATACCGAGGCTTAAATCTTCCTGCTCTGACTGAGCATAAGACCCTGCCATAACAGTTACTCCTCCGGCACAGCCAAAGAGTTCTTCAAATGAGTAAATCTTACCTTTAGGAACATCGGATAATTTAAGAACTTCACTTTCCTTTTTTCTAACAGGTCTACCTTTTTGACCCTTTTTAACTACTAACAATTCCCTATAACGGGGCTTTTTAGTAGAAGGTAATGTAATTGGCATATACCCTTTACATAAGCTGTGTTCTTTTTCGGGATTAAAAACTTCGTAACCACCCACAAAATAAGTTTTACCATCTCGGTTCATTAGAAGAACTACAGCTTCCCCAGGTTTCCACCTTGGAGGAATGTAGTCTAAATCCAGTTCAGATTTTTTCTTAACCATATTTTGCAGACGCTTTGCTTACTGCTCCGTTTATTTTGCTAGGAAAACTAAGTTCTAACTATTAGTTTACCAGAGCAGTTTTGCTGTTATAGCTTTTAGCTTTCACCAACACCGGGGCAATCGCCCCTTTATTTGAGAGGATAGTTGAATGGCTTTAAATATAATCAACACTTGTGACCGACAAAGTTCAGAGTCTTCTTTTACCGAAACTGTAGTAAGTAGAGGGATGTACAGTTACGGCTTCTGGAGGGGTTTTGCAACTCTTAAAGCTGGTGTAAGTTATGCCAGTGTTGATATTGTCCGCCCTTCCCAGCACCGTGGAACTTCCAATAACAACTCAATGTTGGTTTATGCTAACTCTCGGATTACCGGAGTTCGTTTAATCAATCGTGGTGCTATTACTTTAGGTGCTGCTACCGGAAAAATTAAGTGCGCTCCTACTTTAACTAATGCAACTGCGGCATTGTATGTAGAATCTGCTGCTGCGGCTTCTAACATTCTTGCTGTGCCTGCTGGTGCTGTAGAACAATTAAACTTTGATGCTGCTACAACTGTTGGTTCTAGTAACGTTACCTATCGTCTATTTGCTACAGATGGTGGTGCTGGTGCTGCTGCTGCTGCATCTACAATGACAGTTTCTACAGACACCATTATTGACGTGGAGATTGGATTTATAACTGTCAACCCATTTGGTACTCGTGAAGATTTTGGTTTCTTAGCACCTACAAACTAAAAGTAAATGCCCCTATTATTGGGGCTTAAATAAATTATTTAAAAGGAAATCATGGATAATCCTACAGATGAAATAACAATTAGAATAATTAATTTTTCATTGGACAATCTTTCTAAAAACTTTAGCGAAGAAAGTATTGGGTTTGAACTAAATGAAATTCTTAAAAAGTCTATTCATTATGGATTGACTGAATGGAAAGAGATGTATCTTAGTTGTCTATTAATCCTTGGGGCTTGTTTAAAATCTGTTAACGCAAGTGCTTATAAAGCCTTCATTGATTTTGTTTTTGATGATGAGGATTACGAGAAAAAGGAAATAGCGGAAGAAGGTATACAAGAAATAGTTAATAATATAAAGGTTTAATATGAAATATATCTACAAAGGACAAGAAGTGCAATTAGTTCCTGGGCAACAATTCTCCCATGGTTGGTACATTTATTATAACCAACCCACAGAAGATGGTGGCAATAAAAAAGTCCAGGTATTAGCCACTCCACCGGGAGAACCGGGAGCTAACTTACGGATAGTTGATGACGATACTGTAATCACTTCACTAGAAGGTGGTAAAAAAGATGAGGAAATACCTGACCCTGAAAGTGTGAATATCAATCAGGTTTCTTTTACGGAAATGCACAAGTCACTACCTGGGATTGGTAGAGCAGGAGCTAAGAAAATACTAGCCAACAAGCCTTCATCTGGTTATCAAGACATAGAAGAACTTAAAGAACTAAACAGTGATTTGGCTATTAACTGGGATGAATTGAAAGAGGTGTTGGTATTTTAATTATGGAACAATCAGCCAATTACAAAACTAATCCTCAATTAGCTTTACCACAACCTCAAGAAGTAGATAAAGTTGGTATTACAATTCAAATCTATCATCAACTAATTGCTGACTCTACATTCCTTCAAGGTTGTTTTCTGTTAGCTCATTTAAATAATAGAGGAAGTGTTTTTTATCAAGACCACTTACTATTTGAAAGATGTGGTAATGCACTGGCAGAAATACTTTCAATTGATGCCATAGCAGAATCCATAGGTGGTTTAGATTGCGCTTGTCCTATTCAAGTTGGTTGCGTGTTTGCTGCCAACAACAGCCAATTGTCAAAGAAATATAAGCCATTTCCATTAGCATCCATGGAAGGTGCTGAATTTGCTAGTTGGTTATTGGAAGCCACCTTGGTGTTGAAAGATTACTGCTGTAAAGCTGGTAACTACTTATCTGAAATTGGTTGTGCTTGTGATGCTAATCAACTACAAGAATATGAAAAACAGCTTAGAGATAAAATAATTTATTTATTGTCTAGCACTTTGCATAAGATGGGGATGTAATATATGGTAGGTAGAGCAGCTAGAGTTATGATGCAAGACCCTGAAGGGTACGCAAGAAAGAATGTAGAGTTTTTTAACAAATTGCAAGATGCTGAATGGCAGGTTAAAAATCCTTTTCAATATAGAATGATTCAAGGGTCAGTTCCTTTAACAATTGGTTCTTTTGGACTGTCCACAGCAGCGCAATTTATGCCTGAAAATGAAACAATCCAAAATTTAAACAATCTAAATACTTGGGTTGTTAATCCTATAATTGACTCAGGGGTTGAATACATTGTTAACAGAAATATATCTGGTATGAGTCCTGTCAAAGCAGGTGCTTTAGCTGTAGGAAGCGGTGCTGGTATGTTGACGGGGCAATTAATTGGCAGTCAGCTATTCAAAGACGAGGAAGGCAATTCTAATCCTTTAGCCACTAGCATTAGTGGGATGATTGGTGATGTAGCAGGAGATTTTGTTTCAGAAAAATTGTGGGAAAATAAAGCTTCAAGAGATTTTATTAAAAGAGCATCTATTAATTTAGCAAGGCATTTGGGGAGAATAATGTAGGTCATGGTAGCTTTATCATTTAACGACAAAGAAAGAGTCTATTTTCACCTTGGTATGGGTGCAAGAGTTGGTATTGACGCAGGTGACTTAGCACAGGTAGAAGAAGCCTGTAATACCATTTTTTCCGAGTATATGAAAACAGAGGTGTTGTATCAGTTAGATATCTGTGATGATGCCTATGATGCTATGAAGGCAACCAAAACTACAACCGTTAGATTTGGTACTAAAGAGTTCTATGCAGGGGATGTTAATAGAACAATTCTTAGAGAACAGATTAAGGACTTGAGATTATGGAAAGAAAATTATAGGGAAGAAACTAGAACTTTAGCTCAGATGCTTCACGTTCCTAACTATAACGAAGAAGGTTGGCAGCAACAAATGTTTAGCAGAACTGGAAGTGTTTACATTAATGCGCTTCCAGGTGTAGCTGACACTTCGGTGGCTAGTAGAAAAGTTGAATTTACTCAGTTAGCTGGTAGCTTTGGGTTTTAATTCCAATCTAAATCACCATCACTAGGGCATTAGCCCTTACTAGGAATTGTATCTACTAAGAACTTAAATAAAATAATATTTATGGCTAATCCCAATGTACAGCCTATTTATCCAAAGAGCATTATTTACTGGAAAGCCAGACTATTAGCACAAGTAACTCCTAGAGCTATCACCACAGAAACACCCGTCCTTTTAGGAACTGTAGGAGATAATGGATGTCTTATTCATGCAATTGATGTAAGACATCAAGGAGATAATGTAGCAACAGTGGCAAGGCTCTACAGTAAGTTTGCAGATGATACCCAGTATTACCTTGAGAATGAACTTAGCCTAACTGCTACAAGTAGTTCTAACAACACTACAGCAATTGCACCAGCTTCATTTACTTTACCTGCAATTCTTCCTTCAGGCAATACAGGTATGCACTTAGAAGGTGGGGTAAGTTTGTATTGTAGTTTGGGAACAGCCGTAGCTAGTGGAATTATATTAACAGTGCGTGGAGGGGATTATTAATGCCACCATCCATAAAAGCTTTGAGGCTAATCTCTCAACACATTGATGATATGTGGCGAGTAGCTAAAAACGTAGATGAAATAGATTCATTTGCACCTTATGTTGTTGCTGCCGATAATGTTGTGCCATCAATATTAAAAGAGGGATTTAAACCAAAACTAGGAAACAATACCCCAAATATTTGGATAAGAAATCGTAATGAGAAACTTGTAACTCCAGAATGGTCAAATACGAATACTCCTGTTTATGGTGCAGTTCTACCAGAAGAAAACCCAATGGCTTATGCCAGTAGCAATCTTTTGTTTTATGGTAAGAACTCCCGTTCTAAGTGGGGTGAAAACTCAAGCAATCCCGTATTGCTAAAACTTTATGATAGTGCGCTAGAAAGGTCTACTATATTTCCTGGGGATTTAATGGCTCACTATAGAACCCCAAATGAAAGGATAAGAGGATTTTCTTATGACGACGTTTTGCCAGCAACACCAGAAAATATAAGACAACAATTCTCTAGGGTTTATCCATACCAGAAAGATGCAACCAACGTCAACAATCTCAAGCCTTACCTGGAAATGCAATATTGGGGGGACAAAAGACCAGATATTATTAAAGAAGTTCAATGGACTCAAGGTGGTAAACCGCCAGAGCAATTAATGGAAGCTGCCACAAATAATTACAAGCCTCTGTCATGGCAAGAGTTAGATATTGAAAGATATAACAGAACGGGAGAAAGGTATTTTTATGAACAAAACAATTCTCAAGATATAAGCAATTTGGCAAGAAAACAATTTAGGAACTATTGATTATTACAAAACAAAATCATGGAAACAACAGGCAGTGTTAAAGTTTTTACTTAAACCTGATTAACAAAAAAAACAAAGACTTACAGGTAGTCACTTACGTAGAGGAGATTATTAATGCCTATTCCAATTGTTCCATTACTTGCTGGTGGTTCTATAGCCGCCGGTGGTGCTATTGGTGCTGCTACGGGAAGCGGAAGAAACTATGCTTACACAAAGTTTTTGTTACCCTGGCAAGATTCAACTCTTGACGGTTCTTGGTTGAATGCAAATGAGGTAGAGTCATTGCGGCGTTTGGCTGCAATATCTTACAGAAAACCAATACAAGGAAAGCCTGGTTTACCGGGTTCTGAAAGAGGGCAGATAAGCTACAATGACTACAAGGTCAAAGACCGAAAGACAGGGGAGGATATTCCATCAGCGGGTCCGGGAACTTACGATATCAAAACTTTGATAGGACGGGGTTCGGTTCAAAGAGTTGGGGATGAATGGAGAATAAGTGACTATTACGATTTTGACGCGAAAGATATTCCTGGATACTTCAAAGCATTAGGAAATAAACACTATATTCCTGCTCTTTCTGGCGTTAGCGCACAACTTCCTTGGAGGTCCGAATATCCTGTTGATATAAGAATACCGATGTCACGGCAAGAGATAATGGAATTTGGCAATGCTCCCGCAGCACAACTAGCAATAGGAGGTAAAGAATATGATTACGTTCCCTACAGATTTTCTAAGGGGCAAACTCTAGAGGATGTAGTCCGTAAAGAATTTGGAAATAATCAATTCAAACCTGAAGGAGCAAACCTTCAAAGGTATATAAAACACGTTAATGATAGAAATAATAATGCTCCTATTCCCACAGACCCGGAAGGAACAAATTATTACATTCCTATTGAAAGGAAGATGCAGAGACAAAAAGCATTATCTCTGATTGATTCTTATATAGGTCAAGCTCTTACTAGGAACAAAAATGCCTAATTAATACATTTTTTTCTTTTTGGGAAAAGCTAATTTCTTTTTTCGGCTTTTCCCAAAAAAGAGACACTTCTTCTTCGTTTAGTATGGCAACAGGTTGAACACTTTTTGATGTACATCTGACACTTATCTTTAAGTAAATATCATCTTTTGCGATTATAGGATTGGAATTACTTTCTTCTAATGGAGACTCAATAACAAAAATGGATGAACCTGGAATACGAAAAACACTTTTAGCACGATAAATGTCTTTGTCTGCTGGCGACATTAGCATCCAGTTAATATCATCATTAGTACAGCTACACAAAGTTAAAAGAATTAGAAAAGACAACAGGTTTTTCATTGTGTTGTAAATATATTTGGAGAAAAGATTATGATACCACTTTGGGCTATTGGCACAGGACTAGCATCGGTTGCCGCAGGGTTAGGATATGGACTTTCTGAAGGTAAAAAAAATACTGCCAGCAATCCATATAACGTGCCTAACAATCCTCAACCTAAAATTGCTCCAATGGATTTGCTTGATGACCATATTCAGCGTGAGCAAGAAAGGATTAAAGAACAACAAAGGATTAGAGCAGATATATCAGGGGATTTAGGTTTAACACCTGAATGGGTTGATAGAGTTGCCAAAAACAGGTCTGATGATAAATACCAACAATGGCTAGAAAACTCTAATGAGTTTGTGCTTGGTGGAAAAAGATATAAATGGGTGGATGAGGATAAAATAGATTTACTGACAAAGGGAAAAGAATTTAATGAAATGAGGGATGTGATTGCCGACCAATATGCAAGAGAAAATCATAGAGATGGTGGGCAATACCAAGGTTCTTATAGAAACCTAATGAATGACAAATATAGACTGACAGGTAAACGCTATGTTCCTGTAAGAATTAGTTAACCTCTTATCATAGGGGCTTCTTCTCCTGGGGTTTTATCATCTCTTTGAAAGATAGCTCCTAATTGATATCCTAATCCCACAGTATTAATTGTCCAATTAAGAACGTTTCCCTTTAATGCTCGTTCTTTATCAGAAACATTATCAGCTTTTAAGTAGGCAATAGCTTCCTGTAAAGCCTTAGAATCTCCTTTAATAATGGAGTCAAAGATTTCATCAGGCATACCTAATTCACGCCACACAGAAAACATAGCGGTTGCCATAGAGTTCATCATCTTCTGAAGATAAATCTCATTTATAAGCCCTTCCTCTAGGCATCTGGCAAATAACTCCTGGGGTGTTATCTGGTCTTGAAGATAATCTAATTTTAATTCATTTGAAATTATTAATTTAGGCATTGTTTATTTCCTTTTACGAATCAATTACATCACCACTAATGGGGCAATCGCCCCTATTTCTTTGAAGAATTATATCACAAACTAATAACTAAAATCATGGCATCAAGATGGAATGGTAAAATAAACAAGTTAAAACCCTGGGCTGCCAAAGGGCAGTCTAACAGGACTTCGTTTATTGCTCCTAAGTCTACAGAACCTAATCCTGATGCTTTTGATTTTGAAGAAGGTAAAAGTGAAAACCCAAATATAGATGATATTATTACTGGTCGAAAGAGGGAATTTAATCCTCAAGAAGAGTATAACTTCAAGTCTGCCTATAAAAGATATTTAAAAGCGTTAGAATTACAACCTTCTAAGATTAAAGAAGAACCCAATAAAACCACTTATTTTTATTATAGTTCCAACTCTAATACTGGGTTTTGGGAGGTAACTGTAGCTGAGGATGATAGTGGTACATTTATTAACTTGTTGATTCCATCATTTGTTATTGTATGCCCACCTGCTACTGGATTCAAACTAACTGGAGCTATAGAAAGTGATGGTAAAAATTTTAAGTGGGAACAAAGAGCAGGAAATAAAACCGTATTATTTGATAATGACTCTATAGCAGAACCAACTATATTTATTCAATCAACTTGTTACACTTCTGGATGTGATAGCGGGACTGGACTGCCAATCATTCTTAGGGTAAAGCTGGAAAATAACCCAGCTATTTTCCAAGATTTAGTTGTTTACAACACCCCAACTTCTACACATTATGGAATTTCGGTAAGCAAAGGGATTGTTTCTGATAGAGAATGCCAAAAAGTATCTATAACCCCTTACATTTCCCCTCCAGATTATTTACAAAAAGCTTATTGTGAAGATATAAATAATATCTTTGTCACCTGGAATTCCCCTAGCTGTGAGAGTCAATTTATTATTGGTTATAGCCTAACTGTTAACACAACTGGGAGCTATACAGTAATTGATTATGCTGCTGTTAATGAAGAAAGATTATTTCAATTAGAACTAAATAAACATTATAGAATTGTCTCTCACTTTAACTTCTATGGAAAGCTAGTTGATACTCCATCAAACATATTTTATTTTACTTTTGGAGATATTACCCATCAGGTTTATGCCGATGATTCTTATAATGGAATATCTTTTAGCAAGCAGAGCCAAAACATTGTAACTGTAGATTTAAAAGTTACTAGTTATCAATATGAAGATATTTATTCTGGCATATCATCTAGTAAGCAAAACCAGTCAATAACTCAAATAGAATTAAGAACTTCCAGTTATACTTATGTTGATGAATGCGTTGGTATAGGAGCTAGTAAAATGACCAGCAGCTATACCAAAGTAGACTTAGGTGGGGTTATTATTGGATAACCCCATACCGCAATTAACAAACAAACAAGTTTTTAAACAAGTCTGATATTCTTCTTCAGACTCAAATTCATAAAGATGAATTTCGTAGCCGCAAGAGGTCGTTTCTTTGTAAAACTTTCCGTTAGTTGCTTTGTAAAAGATAGAAATCCAATCATCTTTGTCAATTCGTAAAGTAGCATGGTTGCTATCTTTTTCTATCTTATTCCTGTCAACAAATTGATGCAAGCTTTCTGCATCGTCTCCGTGACCTTCTTTGTTAAATATTGTTTTCATAAACTACTCCACTAATTATTGAATAACTTCACCACTCCTGCGGCGTTAGCCGTTGTAGGAATTATACCACCAAACTAATTATTTAAAGTGGTTATGAAAATTGAAGGTGTTGTAGAGATAAAAAAAGTTGATAGTGTTACTGGAGAAATAGTAGAGGTAATCACACAAAAAAACTTAATACCTGCTGCTAGTTTATTGGGGGTGTTAAGTCAGGGGGCGGTAAGGGGTTATTTTGGGGATAAACGCATTTCTATTTCTACCTCTACAACAACACCAACAATACTAAACTCAACATTAACTAATATTATTGCAACTGGTTATATTCCTTCAAATGCTACTTCACCTACTTGGAATCCTGGTATTGACCCACCTTATGGGCAAATACATAATAGAATAGATTTTACTGGGACAAGTAGAGTGTTCAATTCTGTTGGTTTGACAGCATTAGGTAGTGGTAATAGCCAGGGTAATTTATCTACTCAAACTTATGCTTACTTAAAATTAGATACCCCTTGTACTCAAGGTGCAACAGAATTTCTAGATATTTTTTATAGAATACAATTTACAAATAGCGGTGGTGGGCAAGGTTTTCTGGGTGATTCAGCCCGTTATCAATTTGGTAAAGCCGTGACAATTCCATGGGATGGAACTTCCATTTTTAGAATTGGAATGTTGTTTGTTAGCTTTACAAATATCAACAACTTAGATTCCTACAAAAATCTTTATGTTGCCAACTCTCCAAATCTTGCAAATTCAGAGTCTTTTGCTCCAGGTTGGTTAAGTGGTGGTACATTAGTCTCTTCTCATTACAAATGGAGATATAATTTATCATGGGATAGAAATAGGTATATTGGATATATTTGCAACTTAATGCCTCAAGGGGTTGGTGAACCCTTGGGTGAAAACAATGCTTTCTTTGTATCTAAAATAAATTATGCTAAAGAGCCGTTCCAAACAGGATTTTGGCATTCATCTACAGCACCTACTCCTTTCTTTGACCCTCTTTTTGCTGGTAGCTCTAATGGCATTCCTACACTTGCAGGAACTTGGACTGGTAAATTGCCTGAATTATTTAAACTTACTATTACTACCACAGGTGTAGTAGGGGTAGCGACTTATAAATTATCCATTAGAAAACATCTTGGTTTTAATGGAAGTAACTATACAGATTTAACTATAGGAAGCCCCTACAGAAATCCCAATATAGCAGCGCATCCCAGGCATCACGGATGGAGAAAACAAGACAATGATTTATTGCGCTGGTCAAATACTCAAATAGTCCAATACGATGATACTGGAGTAACTTTACTTGATATCTTTGACGGAACTTTTACCACATGGGATAGCTTATCAACTCCGGTTTTAAGTGCAACTCAAATAAGACAAGTAGCTGTAGACCCTGCAAATAATCTAATTTATGTTGCCTGTAGGAATACAGGGCTTTACATAATTAATGTCAACACAAACTCAATTACCTTACAGTTAAACAGCCCTTGTTACGGAGTTGATGTAGGAAGAAATGGTAGAACTTTTGCACTTGTTGATGGTGGTCTTTATAGCTCTAATAATTGGGCAGTTACTGAAACTTTTACGTTTACTGGAATTAGCGATGGAAATTGGTCAAGAGTCTATTTTTTAAAAGCAGACCCCGAAAATACTAATGACAGAATAGCTATTATTGCAGAAAATGCAAGTGGCACTAATAGAAGAATGGTTTGGTGGCAAGTGGGTACACCAGCAGCGGTATTAGGATATGAAGGAAGTCAGATAAAAAGATATCCTGCAAGTTTAGATGTTAGTAATACAGGAAGTTTTTGGGCTGCACAAGAATCTAGATTTACCTATGGAACTACTACAAGAACTGCATTGACTTTTACTATCAACGGTGGTACTGTTGCTGTGAGTATTCCATCAGAAACCTTTACTCATACAGTATGGGGAAGTGATGCTTACTATAAGGTAGATTTTTATAATGGTAATTTAATTACTAATGATAGATTGTTTAGTTCTAATAACACATCAGTGGTTACATACACAGCATTAGGAACTACACCAACACTTTTACATTTAGATAGCGGAATAACTTTTTACGCATCTATGAGGCAATTATTTACTGATAATACCTATTGCTGGACTGACTATGGTTGGAATGGAAGTAGTTGGGTCGCTGGTAATGCCAATTCTAAAACTACTCATACTGGTGCAGAAGCATTGATTAATGGGATTACAGTTGCATTTGCTAATGGTACTAATGCACCGCATTTTACATCTACCAACTATTTTACTCAGGGAATATGTTACGGATTCTGGAAAGATAATGCTAGTTCGCTAGATTACTCCTCAGCTTGGTATTCAATCCCGGTAATTTTTAACCAACCCGTAAGTCTTACAATACCTGCTACTGCACCTTATACATTAACTTTAACTGATGCAACTACTTACCCTTCATTCATCAGAATAGAAACCGATACCCCAGAATTACATAAGTTTACAATTAATGGGGTAGCTGTTACACAAGTCTATACCAATGGTGCAGCACCAGCCCCAGGAGAAATTAGTATGCAATCTTCTGGGAATGGGGTGTTAACATTTAATGCGCTAAACGCTGGAGCTACATTGTCAGGTACATTTTGTTGGCTAAGATTTTAACCCCATCTATTAGGAATAATATACCAAAATTTATATAGAGAATATATGGCTGTTGTGTACAAATGTAATTGTCAAGACAGTGCTAAAAACCGTGATGCCGCTAATAAGATAATTAATTTTGTTCCTTTTGAATCCGGCTGGGAAAATTCACAAGGTGGTGCAATATTAGGTCAATGTAAACATATATTAGCTGCCAGGATTATCCGTGGGGAATTAAAAAAAGGTGATATTCCTACTGACCTTGAATTTGAATTTGAAAAGGAAGAAGCTGAAAAGGAAAAATATCAAAAGGGTTATGCGGGAAATTCTTTTATGGGAAACATTAATAAAATTGGAGGTATATAAATGGCAGATTATGAAAAGCCTTTAATTCATGTAGTAGATGCTAGTGGCAACAAAGTTCCTGCTACTGTTGCTATGTTGACAAGTGGTGGAGGCGGTGGAGGCGGTGGTGGAGGCGGCGGTGATGCTAGTGCTGCTAATCAAACCACACAGATTACACAACTAGGTAGCTTGACAGAATCAGCACCAGCGAATGATACCGCAAGTAGTGGATTAAATGGCAGACTTCAAAGACTGGCTCAACAGATTACATCTCTAATAGCATTGCTGCCTACAAGCTTAGGAACAAAAACAGCAGCTAATAGTTTTCCGGTAACACTATCCAGTGACGGGGCTACGCAACCTGTAAGCATGGCTACTGCTCCGGCAGGACTAGCTTATGTTGCATCAACGCTAGTAACAAGACCTGCTAACGTTACACCGTATACGGCTAATGATGTTTATGGCGGTGTATTTGAGTTAACAAGTATTGGTGCTAGTGGTGGATTTATATTTATTGAAAGCTTAGATATTATTTTTAATATCACAGCAGTTCCTAGTGGTATGAGTAGTTTTACCTTGTATTTATACGGTGTTACTCCACCATCAGCTATAGCTGATAACTTAGCTTTTTCTATATCATCTGGGGATAGAGCTAGTATTCTAACTCCTAGAGGCATAGCCTTATCAGCATCACTAGCGCAAGGTGGTGGTAGTGTAGTTGCTGAAATACGAAACCTAAACCAACTTTATAAATTGACTGGCACTTCTCTGTTTGGATATGTGGTTACTAATGGAGCATTTACCCCTAATGCAAATAGTGAATCTTTTACTATTCGTGCTAGGAGTTTTGCACCATGAGACCTTCTACTAGAATGGTGGTGTTGGGTGGTTTTAAATGTGTTCTTGATTTAATTTTTGCTATAGCCTCTGTCGCTTATGGATTAAGACGGCTTTCCAGGTTTTGGACTGGCGCAGCTATAAGAGTAATGAGAACTAGTGATAACTCACAATTAGATATAGGTTTTATTGGAGAGGATTTAGACATTGTTACATTATTAGCATTTGTCGGTTCGGACAACGGTGAGATTGTTATCTGGTATGACCAATCTGGCAATGGTCGTCATGCAGTTTCAATTACGGGATCGCGGCCGCGCATTGTTAGCAATGGTGCGATAGAGACGCAAAACGGCAAACCCGCTATCAGGTTTGATGGCGTAAATGATTATTTAGCTGCCGCTTCTCCGCTTATTGGCGCAACGCACAGTTTGTTTATTCTGTTCACACCGACGATTGAAAATGAATTTGGGACTGTTTTTGGGCAGTGGTCTTCGGGGCAAAATGGCCGTTTTTACGTTATTGCAAACCAAGAATCGGCTGGGCCTATTTCGGTTGGGCGCTTAAACGTATTCAACTCTTCAGCGACGCAAGGCGGAGGAAGCGGAGGAGGCAGTGGTTTCGCCGCAGATGTTGCTATTTCAAATACACCCACTTTAATCACATCTATATCAACCACCGGAAGCGAGCAGTGGAAACTGTTTAAGAACGGCGCGGAATGGGATAGCGCAACAATCACGAGCGTCTATACGGGGGTCAATAGCACGATAGGTTCGCTGAATGGAACTGGAGCATTGTTCCCATTTGAAGGCACTGTATCAGAATTGATTTCGTTCCCCTCCGTCCTTTCCACCACCGACCGGCAAACCCTTGAGCGCAATGAGGGTAAGTACTACAGCATCACAGTAGCTTGAGGAAAATCATATTAGTGGATAATTAAAATTATGACAAAACAAGAATGGCTGCTTTCTCAAATTGCACAATTCCCTCAACTATCTGCTAGGGAATTAACTTCATTCTTAAACGATAAGTTATTAGTTAATAATCCTAAACCACAGGGTACAATTCCTCTGTTACCTACTTTAGAACAAACATTAGCAATTCTCACACCTAAAGAGAGATTTGAAATTGCAGAAACCTGGACGTATGACAGGATTCTACAGGCAGTCAATCAACAAAACTGGGATTTGGTTGCTGTTAGTTTAGGTATTTTGAAAGACGGAGATATTCTTTCTAAAGAAAGTTATGACAAGCTGATTAAACTACTTCAACAAACACAACCAGACCCAAGCTACCAAGCGCAAATTTGGTTAAGTACAGCAGAGTTAGCTGGGTTTGGTGTTGTATTGGTTAATGAAATTGAAGAGTTAATCTACTCTTCAATTATTTAGTCTTGAATTATTTTCTCATACTTTAAATTAGCTAATTGATAACTTTTTCCTCCACCTTTTGTAGCTCCCCACACTTGATAGATAATATCTTTTTTGGAGAGTCCTTGCATCCGTCTTCTAGTAACACCAAATCTTTCTTCTAGAGTAGGTTCTAAATCATCAGAGCTTTCTTGGGGTTCTAAAGGTTCTGTGTTTTTTTCTGGTTCTAAATCCATAGAACCCTTATCATTACTCAATCCGTCCTTTTGACCGGGTTCAGCGAACCTTGGAACTAACCCTACATAATACTCACCAATAAAGGCAAAGCAAATGGGTTGACAGTTATTTCTACTCTCTTCTTTTTTAATATAATATTGTTCTCTAATATCTTCTTTAATCTTTAAATCAACTATTACTTGAGTCCCTGTAATAGCTCTTTCAATTATTCCATAGGCATCT